GGTGGAACAAGTGGAAGTAGTGGTTCAAGTGGTTCGAGTGGAAGTTCAGGTTCAAGTGGTTCAAGTGGAAGTAGTGGTTCTTGTGGAACAAGTGGTTCTTCAGGTTCAACTGGTGCCAAAGGAGACCAAGGAGACCAAGGACATCAAGGAGACCAAGGACATCAAGGAGACCAAGGTGACCAAGGAGACCAAGGATACCAAGGTAACCAAGGTAACCAAGGTGATGTTGGTGCTCAAGGAGACCAAGGTAACACAGGTTCAACTGGTGCAGGTGGAACAAGTGGAAGTAGTGGTTCAAGTGGTGTAATATCATTAGCTACAGATGCTAATAATAGAGTTATAACTTCGGATGGAGATGGAACTGGTACAGCTGAAGCTACATTTACTTATGACACTTCGGCTGGACTTAGAATTGGTGATTTTGCAAGAAGTGGTAATAGTACATACATTAGTATGTCTGATACAGTTGGTAATATAGAATTATCTACAGTTGGTGTTGGTAGTATCGGTGATGCAAAGGGATTCTCACTTGGTACTTATTTATCTGTTGATGATGTTAACGAGGTCGCAAGATTACAATCTGAGGGAACTATATTCATTGGTGATGACGATTGGGTAGGATATGGTAATGGTACACATATAGAAGTAAATGATACTAATCAACAAATTAGTATGAGTGCTACACTTGGTGTATATGTTAGTACATTATCTACTGGTGCTGCTATTGATGTTGGTGCGGATAAAAATGGTAAATTACAATTACATTCTTCTGATGAAAGACTAAAGAAAGATATTTTCGAAATATCACAATCACTTGATACTATTAAAGGATTACGTGGTGTTACATATAAATGGAAAACACCAGATGAAGGTAATGCAAGAAATAATGCACTTGATACTAAAACATACTATGGATTTATCGCTCAAGAAGTTACTTCTTCAGATGCTCATGGTATAACTTTTACTGATAGAGAAGGTTTCTTAGGTCTTAATTTATCACAAGTTATACCGATATTAGTTAACGCTGTTAAAGAATTAGAAGAAAGAGTAACAGAATTAGAAAATAAATAACTCGTTTAGGAGTTATATAAGATATTTATATTTAGTTATCTAAATGTTATAAGGAGAATATAAATGGCAGACACGATACAATTTTCTGCAGAGGAAATGAAACAATTACAAGAGTTACAACAAGCATATCAAAATAAGACTATTGAGTTTGGACAATTAAAAGTTCAAAAGATTCTATTAGAACAACAATTGAAAACTTTAGATGATAGACAAACTCAAATGGAAGTTGATTATGTTAATATTCAAGCAACTGAAAAAAATCTTGTTGACCAACTTAATAAAAAGTATGGGCCTGGTTCATTAGACCCAACTACTGGTAAATTTACACCCGTAGAACAAGATAAACCAACCGAACCAATTAAGTAACTAACAATCGTTTCAGATTTAAGCAGACTATTTATATAGGAATATGTTATATATTCGCATGCGTAAAATTAAAACTAATTAATTAGGAGAAATATAATGGCAGAGAGAATCGTCAGTCCTGGTGTATTTACTCGTGAAAAAGACCTTTCATTTCTTCCACAAGCTATTGGTGAAATAGGAGCGGCAATTATTGGGCCAACCGTTAAGGGGCCTGCTTTTGTTCCGACTATTGTTCGAAATTTCAATGAGTTTGTGGATATTTTTGGTGATGTCACGAAAGATTTTTATACACCTTATACCGTAGAACAATATCTACGGAGTGCTGGTACGGTTACTATCGTTAGAGTTCTCGGAGAAGACGGATATTCAAATGATGTAATACATTTATATGCCGTATCTGGTGCTGACGCCGCTACTGGTGTCTCACATTCACTTGCTTATCTCGCACCATCCGCTGGTGGTGTTAGTGGTACAGGTGATTTATCAGGTACAACAATAACTGGTGGAGATATAAATACAACTGATTCAGCACTATCAATTTCTGGTAGTGATGTTTCTGCGTATTCTGTAAATGTATCGTTTAATACAAGTAGTGCTAATTACATAGAGAATTTATTTAGCTATGATGCACAAACTTCTACGGGTGCTGGTGGTACTTCCGTTCCAGTTTACTTATATAAAAACTTTAAAAATGCACAATCAACTGTTGCATGGGCAGGTACAGAACACATTTCTGCGTCTGTAGCTACTTTAGATTTTTCAAGTACAAACTATAGTAATGCTTCGACACCTACTGTTCAATCACAGATGATTAATAGTGCTAGATTTAATCTATTTAAAGTTAATACTCGTTCACATGGTTCTAATGTAAATGATGACAATTATGTTGTTATTTCTAATGTGAAAGCGGCTGGTAGTATTGCTGGTTCAGATTATGGTTCATTTTCACTTGCAGTACATAAAGTAGATGATGGTTCATTACTTGAATCATGGCATAACTTGAATTTTGATAAGTCAAGTACTAACTACCTACCAAGAGTAATTGGTGATAGATATGTAACAATAGACACAAATGGTAAACTTACCTACAATGGTGATTGGCCAAATATGTCTAACCATATCTACATTAGTGATTATTCAGACCTTGAGTTTGCACCTAAGACTGTTGTTCCAATGGGCCACTCAGCGTTATCAAATACAGTACCTGGTACTACTATTGTTGACGCGGCTAAATTGGTAACATCACAAACAAGTGAAACTGAAGAATTTGATACAACTATTCCTTATGGATTTGACTTTAACTATTATTACACATATAACAATAATGTTAAAGCTCACGATAACGTTTCTTACTTAGCACCAGTACCAACAGGTGCTGGAACTGGTAATAACGCTACGATGTCCTTGGAGAATATGAGTGGTCATAATTCTGCTTCACTTGCTAATGGATATGCTACTGGTTCTGCTAAAATTACATTGACTGGTTCACATATTAGTCAACGTAAATTTGCACTACCTTTTCAAGGCGGATTTGATGGAATGAATCCAGCTACATTGAAAAAGACTGGAGCTAATATTACTTCAGCTAATGTTATGGGATTCGATTGTTCTTCAGCTACATCAATGGGAACTACAGTTTACAAGAAAGCTGTTAATGCTGTAAGTAACCCAGATGAGTTCGATATTAACTTACTTGTAACACCAGGTCTTGTACATGGTCTACATAGTAAAGTTACTTCAAGAGCTATGAATATGTGTGAAGAACGTGGTGATGCTTTTTATGTAATGGATGCTTCCATACATGGTGAGAGTATCTCTACTATAACAAATCGTATATCTGCATTAGATACTAACTATGCAGCTGTATATTATCCTTGGGTTAAGATTGTAGATTCTGGTACTTCGTTACCAGTATGGGTTCCGCCTTCGGTTGTTCTACCTGGTGTTATTGCATATACCGACCAAGTAGCTCACGAATGGTTCGCACCTGCTGGTTTGAATAGAGGTGGATTAACTTCCGTTCTCGAAGCTGAAACCAGACTAACTCATGCAGAACGTGACGACCTTTATGAAGATAGGGTTAATCCTATTGCTTCATTCCCAGGTCAAGGTGTTTGTGTATGGGGTCAGAAAACACTACAAGCTAAACCATCCGCATTGGATAGAGTCAATGTACGTAGATTGTTAATTAGATTGAAGAAATTTATTGCTTCATCTTCAAGATACCTATTGTTCGAACAGAATACTGCTGGAACAAGGAATCGTTTCTTGAATATTGTCAATCCGTTCTTAGATTCAGTACAAGCTAATAGTGGTTTGAGTGCATTTAGAGTTGTCATGGACGAAACTAACAACACATCAGATGTCGTTGATAGAAATCGTCTTGTTGGACAAATCTATATTCAACCTACGAGGACTGCAGAATTTATTGTTCTGGATTTCGTTGTACTCCCAACAGGAGCTACATTTCCAGAGTAATTAAACGTGTCAGTTTAAACTTAAAACCCACCTATCGGTGGGTTTTTTGTTTGTGTGATATTTATTATTGATATTATAGAGATATAGGTTAATCACTTTTATGAATTAGTGATATTTATATATAAGTAAAAAATTAATTAATAATTTGGAGATAAGAAAATGGCTGAATTACTCGACCCTTCAGAAATAATGTTCACTCCGTTTGAACCGAAAACGAAGAACCGTTATATATTATATGTTGAAGGTATACCATCTTATTTGATTAAAACTGCAAACAGACCAAGTATAACGTTTGAAGAAGTTGAACTTAATCATATAAATGTAAAAAGATATGTTAAAGGTAAAGGTTCGTGGGAGCCAATTGAAATTACCTTATATGACCCTGTAGTACCAAGTGGTGCTCAAGCTGTAATGGAATGGGTAAGACTACACAAAGAGTCTGTAACTGGACGTGATGGATATTCTGATTTCTATAAAAAGGATATCACAATCAATATGTTAGGGCCAGTTGGTGATAAAATAGAAGAATGGACTCTTAAAGGTGCATTCATTGTTTCAGCGGCTTTCAATGATTTGGATTGGTCTGCGAGTGACCCAGCCGAAATTACATTGAGTCTACGTTACGATTACGCTATACTACAATTCTAAAATAGTTTATTGGTGGATAGGGGGAAGTTTGTGGTGGACTTCCCCTTTTTATTTATTGATGGTTTTTACTTGTAAGTAGATACTTATTAAAAAGAAGTTTTATAATAGTTTTATATGAATCAAAATATATAGATTAAGGAGAAATTATGGCAAAGAAAGAAAAGCCTAAATTTCCAAGTGAAATTGTACCTTTGCCTTCAAAAGGACATTTTTATCCAGAAGGACATCCCTTGACAAAAGGTGAAGTTGAAGTTAAGTATATGACAGCAAGAGAAGAAGACATCTTAACTTCACAGAATCTTATTAAACAAGGTAAAGTTATTGATGTTTTATTAGAATCATTAGTAGTTGGTGACTTTGATATGGATGATATGTTCATTGGAGATAAAAATGCAGTTATGATAGCCGCTCGTATTCTTGGATATGGTAAAGAGTATCAATTTGAATTGGATGACCCTGCTACTGGTGAAAAAGAAAAACACATACTTGATTTGACTACACTTGAACATAAAGAAATTGATTTATCAGAAATAGAGAAAGGTACTAATGAATTTGATTATGAATTACCATTCTCTAAAAAGAAACTCACTTTCAAAATGTTGACACAAGGTGATGAAAAACAAATCGCCGAGGAATTAAAAGCCTTGAGAAAGGTAACTAAAAAAAGTGGTATCGAATCAGAAGTTACTACACGATTAAAAAAAGTAATTACATCAATAGATGGAGATAGTACTGTCGGAACTATCAACAACTTTGTTAACAATGAATTTTTATCAAGAGACTCACGAGCATTTCGTGAACATCTCATGTCTGTAACACCTGATGTAGACTTGGATATCATTGTTGATTTCACTTCAGGTGAGGAGGTCGAAATCACCGTTCCGATGACGGTGGAGTTTTTTTGGCCTAAGTCCTGAACATAAACCCCAGATACACGAACAAATATTCCAAATAGTATTTCATGGGAAAGGTGGCTTCACTCACGATTCCGTCTATTCCATGCCCACCTATCTTCGTAAATTTTATTTCTTAAAAATGCAAGATTTTTATAAGAAAGAAAAAGAACAATACGATAAAGCCAATAAGAAGAGTACAGCTCGACCACCATCATATAAAAAATAAGTTTTCTGATATTTATTATAGATAATTCCCACTAAACTGTAATGTTATACATAAGGAGTAAAACATGGAAAAGCTGAATGATATTAAGAAGATAGCTAGAAAATTTATTAACAATGCAAAAGTCTATCAGCTCAAAAAGAAGATTCAAATAGTTGCAACAAGTGGTGCATTTATGGAACTATACCACGAAGATTCTGGTAAAAATTATGAAATATTTGACCCTAATGATAACCTTGTTGCTGGTGGTGATTATGATTCTGTATTAGAACCTTTTGCAGAATTTAAAGATATGTTACGTTCTCTTAAATTAGAAAATATTAAACAATTAAAACCAAGTAGAGTATCAGAACAAAGAGTATTCTATGAAGGTATTATTGATACATTATTTCAAAGAGTTATAGCTGGTGCCAAACCAAAACAAGTAGTTAAACAAGCTGTTAAAAATCATCCAGAGTTAAGTAAAATGGAAAAAGAAATTGAAAAAGATTTAGAACGATTGAGAAAAGACAGAGATGATTTTAGAAAAAAACTTAAAAAAACAGCAATGTGGTAAACCACAAAATTATAAGGACTAAATAGTGGCCAGACCAAAATCAGCAACAGCGGAATTAAAAGGACTTCAACAAAAGAAGAAATTGTTAGCGGATATTAATAAATCTGAAAAGCTGACTACTGCCCAAAAAAGAGAACAAAAAAAATTAACAAAAGAAATAGGTGATATAGAAAAGAAGTATGGTAAAGAAGTTGTTACGGCATTTGAAAGACGCGAAAAGATTGTTAAAAACTTAGTTAAAGATAAAAAAGAATCAGTAAATCTTGAAAAACAATTAGTAGAATTTGGTAAAACTGCTGTTATTGGTGCTAAAGATTTAGCCTCAATAAGGGGAGTGATAGCGGATACTGCTAAACAAGAGTTCGACCAGGTTACAGACATTTCTGGTATAATGTTAGAGAATTTAGATACCGCTCGAGATTTAAATACCGCACAATTAGCCATTGGTACTAATATGTATGACCAATTGGATATTGGGAGTCAACTGGGTGCTACCGAGAAAAAAATAGCCGAAGAAAGATTAAAATTGATGTCTGGTCAACATGATTTATCAGAAGACCAAGTTGATTTGGCTCTTGAAGCACTTGATATAGCCGAACAAGACTTAGAAACTCAGAAAAAAATACATAAATGGCAAACCGCACAAAATGACGCTCAAAAGAACCTTGGGAAAGGTATGAACGATATAAAAGACCAAGCTCAAGCGTTTGGTGCTCAAATAATGGCTATAGCGACAAACCCAATGGTTGCTATTGGAGCGGCCGCTGTAATGGTTGGAAAAGCATTATACGACACATTCCAAGGAGCAATGGCCCTTAAAACCGAGTTAGGTATTAGTGACGAAGCGGCTATGGGTCTTCAAATGAATATCGCAGAAACTGCTAGAGCGTTTAAGATGGCTGGAGTCGAGTCTGCGGATGTAAAAGATGCGGCCATGGGATTAATGAATAATTTCGGTGGAATTAATGCAGTAACACCAGAATTGTTAGGTGGTATGGCTCAAATGAAAGCGGAATTAGGAGTTAGTGGTACTGCTGCCGCGAACTTAATGGTAGCGATGAAAGCAACAGGGGCCGCGTCACAAGAAGCCGCATTTGAAATGGCTAAGAGTGTCGGTCACTTAGCTCAAGCGGAAGGTGTTGCACCAGGTCAAGTAATGCAAGATTTAGCTAACAATACTGAAGCTTTCGCTTCATTCGCTAAAGATGGTGGTATGAATGTTGCTAAAGCGGCTATTCAAGCAAAGAAACTTGGTATTAATTTTGATACATCGGTTAAGATAGCAGATAATCTATTAAATTTCGAATCAAGTATACAACAACAAATGGAAGCAGAGATTCTACTTGGTAAACAATTGAATCTCGATAAAGCTCGTCAATTAGCTCTTGCTGGTGATATAGAAGGTTTACAAAAAGAAGTATTAAAAAATGTAGGTTCTGAAGCAGAGTTTAATAATATGAACGTTCTTCAAAGAAGGGCGTTAGCTCAATCTATTGGGGTTAGTGTTACTGAATTATCTAAGATGGTTGCTAATCAAGCTAATATTAATTCACAGACAAAGACACAAGAGAAGTTTACTAATCTTATGGCTGCCGCAATGAAAGAAATAAGAAATCTCGGTGAAGATTTGTTAAAGATATGGCAATTAATAAAACCAATTATTATGGTTGCATTAATACCAATTGGTGCGGCTGTTTGGGCGGTAATTAAACTTGTTGCTTTATTAGCCGAAGGTCTTAGTATACTCAATGAATGGACAGATGGTGGAGTTACAGCGTTTTTAGGTGGTTTAGGTGCTATATTTCTGTTGACTAAGTTGATTGGTAAGACGAGTATTAAGAATGCTATAACGGAACGAATTGAGAAAATGAAAACTTGGGCCATGGAGAAGAAAAATTTAATATTTAAACAAGCTATGGACAAGGGTGGTTCTTCACCAACCACCGATACAGGTACAAAAGGTGACCCACTCGGATTTGTAAAGAAAATTAAACCAAAGAAGATATTAGCGGGGGCGGCCGCGATGTTGATTGTATCCGCCGCACTATTTGTTACAGCTAAAGCTCTACAAGAGTTTGGAAGTGTAGAGTGGAGTTCATTAGCTAAGGCTGGTGTTGCTTTACTCGGATTAGTAATAGTATTAGCCGCGATTGGAGCTATAATGATGAGTGGTGTTGGTGCTGTCGCTATTCTTGCAGGAGCCGCGGCCATGTTGGTTATTGCGGCATCATTACTTGTATTAGGACATGCTATACAAGCCATAGGAACTGGTTTCGGAATCTTAGCAGAAGGTATAAGTTCATTTACACCATTACTAACTACATTAGTTCCGTTAGCAGGTGGTATATTTATTTTAGCTGGAGCGTTTGGAGCGTTAGGAATTGGAATGGGTGCGTTAGCCATTGGAGCTCTTGCATTACTACCAGCTTTACCTGTATTGATGGCATTATCGGGAATTGGAATGTTAGGTATGGCGTTAGCAGGTGGGGGAGAAGAAACAGGTCCAGAACCACCACCAATTACTGATATGGGAGTTACAAATGATAAGTTGGATGGTGTTATATCCGCTATAGGACAATTACAAGCAGATAATAGAGTATTAATGGAACAATTAAATAATAAAGTTAAGAATTTAGGTACTGAATAATATGGCATTAGTAGATTTAGTAAGTGATTTATCACAAGGAGCAGGACAACCAATTGGTTCACCATCTGGTAATAATATGGGGTCTGCTACTGCACCACAACCAGTAGATTTCTTTCCAAATATACATGCAACTGGATTCACAATGAATTTTGGAGGCCCACCAACATTATTTACTTTAAATGGTATACCAGAAGTGGTTGATACTAATCCAATAGGAAGACATACCGCTGGACAAGACGTTGGTTTATATGAACCAGTTACAATGTCTAATATATCAAGACCAGACATCATTCCTTTTAACTTATCAGATATAAGTACACACGAAAGACCAGAATTGATTGATTGGTTTAATATTACCACAGAAAATAGCCCAAATGCAGAAAGAAGTCCGAGACAACCATTTAACTTTCCAAGTTTAGAAACACCAAGTGCTTTTAATTCATATAATAGTAGTGGAACAATAGATACAGAATTATCAACCGAAGGACAATATGATAAGTTACCTTATAGAGATAATAATGTAATAGGATTTGACCAACCTTTTATTATAAAGGATATTGGTAGTAAAGCAGGACTTGATGCTGTTAGTGGTATACCAGGAATTGGTATGGCTAGTGTTATGGTTGGTAGAACAATTGATGATGTTAAAAGGATAGGAAAATTTATATTTACACCACAAGGTATTACATTTGGAGTTAAACAATTTATATTTTATAAATTAAATCCATTCCAACATACAAGAACTTGGAATCCATTGGGATTAGTATCAATTGTACCAATGGTACACGCAAGAAGTCATGGAACATTCAGTACTACGTTGATAGAAGCTATGGATGGTGCTAAAGATTTAATTGGTGATTTGAAAAAGGTAGGTTCGGACGCTGGAAAGGGTGTTGGACAGGCCGCAGGAGCCGCTTTAGATTTTTTACAAGGAGCGGCTAAGAGTACTATTCATTTTGCAGGTGATGCTGCCCAATTTGGAAAAGAAGCGTTTACTGCTGGGTCGAAAACAATTGCACCAATACTTGAAAGATTTCGTACATACTTTCCACACAATGAACAAAGAGCTAAACTTGAAGCACCAAAAGAAACTTTACAAAATGAATCTAATGGATTTAAAATTGATTGGACTAAGATTAAAACTACTACTAAGAATATATGGAGTAAAGGTAAAGATATAACAGTTACAATTGGTAAGGGTGCAATGAGTGTTGGTAAAAAAGCTTACGCTGGAGTTGGATGGGTAGGTGGTCATTTAAATGAGATGGATTGGGCTAGAGATGCACATCGTGGGCCACATACAAGATATCAAGATTCATTATCTATTATTATGAGTGGTAAAGCTCAAGGGCCAGGTCTTGTATGGAAAAGTGTTGGTGATTTGGGTGAAGAACTAAATCAATCTGCACTTGGAAATGAAGATTCTCAATTATTATTTTGGAGTAACCTATGGGGAACTGATATACAAACAGATGATTGGGAAAGTGGTGTTGGTACTAATATTGGTAAGTATCATCATATGTCAATGTGGCCAGATAATAGAGAAGATGGTAATGGTATGTCTGTATTAATTGCTCGTGGTATGATATGGAAACACCATCCAAGTAGTGTTAGTGGTCAATCAAATCCCGTAGAAAGATTTCCTTCATTAGAAGTTAATCAAGCAAGGTATTTAAGTGTAGTTGATTCTAAACCTAATAGTATATCAGAATTTAATATACCAAGTAGTGTTATAAAACCAGTAATTGATGAGGATGACCCACAAAGATTATTAATACCACAACCACCAAGTATTGTAAATGATAGAGACCCAATTAGAAATTATGCTATGTCTTCGTATGGACAATTACCAGGCGAAACTAATCCAAGGGATGAGGTTATTTATGAAAAGACATTAAAGACACCAAGAGAAAAGAATGATGAGTCTTTTACAACACCAGATGGTGATACAGTTAAAATGGAAAATGAGTTACAAAAGAGAACAGATGCTAAAGCTATAATGTATACTCTTGGTGAACCTGGTAAACCAGGTATGAAACCAGTATGGGATGATACTCTTGGATTGATAAAGAAAGGTCATACAAATAAATATGCAAATGAGTTGACCGATAATGTTAATATGACACCATACGGACAAGATTCAGAGTCAGATTTTATTCCATTTAAATTTAAAGATTTAGTTAATAATAAATGGATTGTATTTAGAGCAACTCTTGAAGGTATAAGTGATGCTGTTACACCAAATTGGAATGAAACTCAATATATAGGTAGACCAGATAAAGTTTATACATATGGTGGTGCTGATAGAGCAATAGGATTCTCTTTTAAAGTATTTCCAAACACAAAACAAGAGATGATTCCATTGTGGGAAAAATTAAATTATTTAATGGGTCTTGGTTATCCGGCGTGGAAGACTGTAGGAGACCAAGGTGGTAGATTAATGACACCACCATTTGTTGAATTGACAATAGGTAATCTTTATAAGAATACACCAGGTTTAATAGATAATATTAGTTTTACTATAGAAGATAGTGGTGGTTGGGATATAGATTTACTTGCAAGTCAAATAGAAAAAGTACAATTACCAAAATTTGTAACAGTACAAATCGGATTTAAGTTTATTGGTAATTATGCGTTATCAATGACAGGTAAACATTTTGATTTAGATTGGTTGGATGGTACTAAACCATATGAAACATTTTTAAACGACCCATCTACTAATGAAGAAGGCAACGAAGTTGTTAGAATAGGTGGTGTTGAGACCGTAGTTAATGATTTAGTAGCTGTACAAGGCCCAACAGATATTAGAAGGTCATCATAATGAATAGATACGAATTTACAAAAATTAAAAAAGATAAAAATGGTAGACGTAGTTACAAAATAACAAGGTATCCAGAAATTAGAATACAAGATACTGATACTTTTCATTTCGCTAGAGACTTCGAGAGATTTGATTGGTTAGCTTATAAATACTATAAAGATTCATCTTTATGGTGGGTAATTGCTAAAGCTAATGGTTATTCCCACGAATCAAGGCCAAAGATTGGTGAAAAGATTCGTATACCAAGAAATATAGCTAGTATATTAGACGATTTTAGAAAAATCAATAAATAAGGGTAAGTATGTTAAACCTTTCGGAAATACATCCAGACGTTAGGAAAACACTACATAAAACAGAAAACGCTCTTGTAAGAGATGTTTCTGCGAATGTAGCACAAGGTAGTGTTGGTACTGCTATAAAGGATACTTATGCTAAAGCACCTTGGGTGAGGATGTTTTCACCTATAAACTCTACACAACAATATGCTTATTATACTAAAAAAGACGCACCACCAGAAAATGCAGAACGACATGGAAAATTATTACAAGTAGGTGATATTAAACTTGGTACAGATGGTAAAGGATATATGTTGGAAGACAATCCGCGTGGTGGTATGGATGGTGTTTGTATAGTAGGTGGTGAGTTGGTAAAAGACACTATTGATTCACCAGAAGATGCTTTAAAACTTAGAACATTAAATGGGTTTTCAGAAATGTACGATAGAGTATTGTGGGATAAACAAGCATCTAACGAGTTAACATATGATACTGGTGGTAAAGTTAGAATAAATGAAGATAGATTTAGACCATTACCAGGCATAACATCTGTTAGTGTTGAATTTGCTGGTGGTACAAAAGCTATACGAAATGCAACAATAAATTGGGTTTGTCATTCTTATTCTGATGTAGCAAGATTACAACCACATTTCTTAGGTCATGGTAAACCAATTATGTTGGAGTGGGGTTGGAGTTCTATAGAAGATTTTAATGCTATACAATTTTTTAGTAAAGATGAAATTCAAAGTGGTGAAGCTTATAATACAATTCAATCAAGAATATGGGCTAATAAAGGTAAATATGATGCCATGGCAGGTCTTGTCAAAAACTTTGAATGGAAAACTCGTGATGATGGTGGTTTTGATTGTACAACAGAAGTAACTTCCTTGGGTGTAAATACTTTAGGACAACAAACAAAAAGTGAAGTAGCTCCATCCACAGACCCAGAAGAAAAAACTACTGAAGAAAAAGAAAAAGAGGGTGGAAGTACAATTGGTGGATATACACCAACATTAGAAGAATTTGTAGAACAATTAGATGATGAGATTGTTGGGTTATGTATGGAACCTGGTGTAATTTTTGGTAATGCTTGGAAAAGTGTAAGACCAATTACAGACCAACCACCTGGAATAATGAAAACCATATTAACCGATGGAATCAATAGAACAGTGGGGCCTTATGTATCTTGGGGTTGGATGGAAGATAATATTATAAGTAAATTTTTAGGTAAGGTAAATACTGATGGTAGGTTATTTTCTACATTTAGAAGTGTTATACCAGTAATGGAAAATGGTAAACCAAAAGAAATTGGTGATGAAGGTGGAGAAGAGTCTTGGAGATGGGAATCGGTGAGAATTTGTAATCATGAAGGTTTACTTACTTCTAATCCAGATAGATTTATATTTAAAGGACAATGGGTTACAGCAAATAATATTGATATAAGTAAAGATTATGATACAGAAAAAATAACTCAAATGGTTAAGGATTTTGAAGATGCAGGTGATGGTAAAAGTTTTGATAATTTTGCTTGTCCAGATAATCCAGAAGAAGGATTTTTAAGAAATGTTATAATACACTGGGAAGAAATAAAAGAATCCTTTATAGGTGTAACTTCTATAGAAAGTGGTATGCAAAATTTATTTAATAGAATGAATGAAGATTATGGTATTTGGAAACTAAAAGTTACTGATGCAACATTACCATCAACAAAACATGGTGCTGGTAGAGTTATGGTGATTGATGAAAACCATAGTGAAAATACGGTAGAAAATTTATTAGAGACTACAACGGGCGTGAGTAAATTAGTTGATGGAAAAGTAGAAGGTAAGTTGTTTGTATTCAATGTAATGAATGAAAAGAGTATTGTAAAGGGCCATTCATTAACAGCTAAACTACCAAGTTCAATGCAAACTGCGGCTATGTTTGGAGCGAATAATAAAGGAAATGCTCCAGCTGTTGCTGGTAATCCATCGTCTATTAGGTATGGTAAAGCTGTAGGTAAACATCCAGACCAATCTATTGGTGATATGAAGATGGCGTGGCAATATGGTTCATTTGGTTATAATGGAGACCGAGATAGTATTGACAATATCATATCTGATGCAAATTCACCACTAAGTGTTAATGGTGGGCCACCATTATTAATAACAGCTAAAGCTAATGCAGAAAGTACGGATGTTACTACTGATGATAATGCTAATAAAGCTAGAGATGAGGCATTAGAAGAAGAAAAAAACAAACTTGCACAAGAGAAAGAATTTCAAACCAATATTGATAAAATTAAAAATAATGAAACAATATCAACCTCCAAACATGATGATAAAAAAATGTATAATGATAAAGGATACTTAAAAGACGAAGGCGAATATAAGTGGAAAAGTATAATGAGAAAGATGATAACAACTGGTCCAACTGGTGTTTATAATGTTAGACCATTACTTATTCCATTGGAGATAGAAATACAAGTTACTGGAATAGGTGGTATAGTTCCTGGTAATGCGTTTACTACAAGTTATTTACCACCAGAATATGATGGTTGGGTTGCATTTCAAGCTACAGATATATCACATTCCATAGGAACTGATGGTTGGACTACAACTATTAGAGGACTTATGAGAATGGCAGAACATGGGCCTACGGTGATAAAAGGTGATGAGATTACTATTGTAAAAAAAGAAGGACATGCTAAAATTGCACAAAATGTTAATCTTGATGAAACTGGTACAGTTGACCCACCAACAACTGATGAAGTTACTGAAGCGGAACATAGAGAACTTGAAACAGAAGAAGCTGCAGAATCTTTTGATAACAATAATCAAGTACCACGACCTAAGATTCCAATACCATCAGAAGAAGAAGATATATTAGATGATTTACCAATAGATGAAGATTGGATGGATGAAGAATTAAAAGTTGATGAAAGATTAGCACGTGGTGATATAAAACCAACAGAACCACCACCAGTAAGACCTAAAATTGAAATACCAAGTGCAGATGAAGATATAGAGGGGGATGTTGATGAGGGTGATACCAGCTTTGATGAGTTTGAAGATTTTTCAGATTTACCAGAACCACCACCACCAGCTGTTGAAGACCCATCTATACCACCAACTTATGATAGTTGGAGAATCGATGCGGTAAAAGAGGGTGAATATACTACGGAGATGTGGACAGTAACATATGAAGCCGTTCAATATAAAACATTTACGGATGGGAGTGTTAGAGAAACAAATAGAGGTCAAGCGTCAATCAAAAAGAAAGACCGAGAATCTGCTGACCGAACTGCAGACCAAGCCGCTCTTGGAACTGTAGGACATTGGCGTTGGACTACAACAGGTAAATCTAAGATATAATAATTATGCCTAAATCAACTGGATTATTAAAAAAATTAAATAGAACTGCTAATAGAATAGAAACTATGGCAGGTAAGACTGGTGTAAATGCATTTAAATATATTGATAAAGCGTGGGTTAGTCCAAATATACCATATCACATATATTATATGCCTGATGGAAGAGAGATTTATGCAACTGAAATGGAATTTAATGAATTTAAATCTGAAGTGATTGTGAGACACAAAGGTGAAACAGACTACAAAAGATATCAGAAAACTTTACAAAAGAGTGATAGATATGTTCCAGTTAGTCATAAACCAAGTGCTAAAAAATCTGATATTAAGAAAGGTTTTATGGAACGTTGTTTTGTAAAACCAGCTTCTACTGAAAATGCGTTAGTTACTGAAGTTGACCCTGTAGGATTTAAGGGTATACCAGACACATATAAGAAAATTAAAATTAGATGGCAAATAAAAGGTAAACGTGATGATGTTTCTTCTAAAAATATAAATCAAATACAAAAAGCTGATAGAATAGTACCAGGTGTTTCTGAGTTACCTATATCAGCGTTGGATGAATATAGAATTTCAACAAAAGAAGAAAAAAAGTATCTTTTAGAAAAAAAGCTTGAACGTATGAACAAATACTAAACTATTTATTTCTAAATAAAGGTTATATTATGTTAAAGTCAAAAGTCTTAGATAAAGGTTTTATTGAGGTTGTAGATTCACTTGGCACAGACTTAACAGTAGTTAATTCTGCTCGTGTATCATTCGGTAAGAGAAAAGAGAAATTCGATAAGTCAGATGAACGATTGGTTCGTTATCTTGCTAAACACAAACACTACTCACCATTTAGACATTTACAAGTTCAGTTCCATATAAAGGCACCTGAGTTTGTAATGAGACAAGCATATAAGCATGTAGTTGGTATTGAAACTACATCTAATAGTTCAACAAAAGACCACGCTTGGAATGAGATTAGTGGTAGATATGTTCCAGTTGAAGATTTTTATATGCCTGAAGTATGGAGAAAACAATCTCAAGATAACAAACAAGCATCAGAAGGGGAATTGGACTATGACGGACAAGAAACTGCAAGTTCATTATATAGAACAGGTATAAATGAAACAAAAAGAATTTACGAAGAACTTGTTAATCTTGGAGTTGCTAAAGAACAAGCAAGAATCATATTACCATTGAACCAATACACAGAAGTTTATTGGACAGCGTCATTTCAAGCTGTTATGAATTTTATTGAACTAAGAAATGAAAAAACTGCACAGATAGAAATACAAGAGTACGCTAAGGTATTGTTAAATCAGATGAAAGAAGTATTTCCAAAAACAACTAAATTGTGGTGTGAGGCACATAATTGGTAATAGTAGAATCCACAAGGGAGTGGGAAAAATTTATAACAAAGTTTAAGATGGAAGATTCGGTTGTATTACCGATACAATGTGATGATAAACTACACCCATCTGAATCAAAATTATGTTTGTTATATATTAGGTTATTAAATGATAATACAGATGAATATGTATTACCATTTAGACATTCTGATGCTCTAAATTTAAATTTGAAGTATATAAAGAAGACTAATACTTCAAAAAATATTTATACCTACGATAAGAAAAAATTATTACATCTTGTTGAGTGGGAAAATGTATTTGATTTACAAATGATGCATTATTTACGTAAAAATGAACCACTTTTAATTGAGGATGTAACCACCAATTCACACAATCATTTCAATACATACTATCGTAACTTTGATAATGTTAATTCTATTATACCAATACTAAAACACGTTGAGTGGTGTAGAGAAGTTATTGATAGAATAAAAGTATCTGCTCTTGGTAAACAACCATCTTGTTATGAGACTTATAATTTTGATGTATTAGAAAGTTTACAATATATAGAACAACATGGTTTAATGACTAAAGAGGGATTAGTTTATTCAGAGTATAATCCATATACAACAACTGGAAGACCATCTAATAGATTTGGTGGTACTAATTTTGCAGCGTTAAATAAAACTGATGGTAGTAGAGAAAAATATATTAGTAGATTTGATGATGGTATGTTGGTTGAGATGGATTATGACGCATATCATTTAAGGTTGATTGGTGATGTAGTTGATTATAAATTTCCTAATGGTTCAGTACATAAACACATGGCAAAGTTTTATGGGTGTGATTATGAAGAAAGTAAAAAACTATCATTTCAATATTTGTATGGTCATATTCCAATAGAAGTTGTTCAGATTAATCCATTTTTTGGTAAAGTTCATGATTATATAGAAAAGACTTGGAAGACCTATAAAGATGAAGCTTTTATAACAAGTGATATTTATAATAAGAGAATATATAGAGATAATCTATCCGAAATGAATAAGAATAAAGTATTTAATTACCTTATTCAGTTGATGGAGACAGAGAACAATATGAAAGTTCTTGCGGAACTGATTCCAAAGATTGAAGATTATGAAAGCAAGTTAGTTCTTTATAGTTATGATTCATTTCTATTTGACTTTAAAATTAGTGACGGGTTGGGGTTTATTGGTATGGTAAAGGACATTTTAGAACAAGGTGGTATGTACCCAGTGAAAATCGCAAAGGGGCAAAACTATCATAAAATGGAAAATATAACGGACAAATTTAATGAAAATTAATTACGACAAATTAGTAAAAGAGTGGTCGAATAGGATGAGTGGTAGGGCACCAATCTATACTAACAGATATCATAGAACAGTTTTACGTGAAGTAATGAAAGATTTTGGTTATTCGTTAGAATTAATAGATGGGGTTCAACCAATTTTTATACCAAATGTTATATTAAATGAGGGTAGTAATCAAGATGCGTCATTAAATACGGCTATGATGGAAACTGCGGCTTTAATAGGAACAACTGGTGTATCACAACAACCATTTATTGATTTATTAGAATCACCAAAAGTATTTAATAAAATTAAAATCACAAAGAAAGACGATATAAATGATTTTAAAAAACAATGTAAATCTATAATAGATTTATGTGATAAAGCTAAAAAAGAGTTATTAAAAGGATTAGGAAAAGCTGGTGATTGGAATTCGGCCGGAGTAGGTTTGATAAAAGGTTTTACATTACCTGAATTAAAAATGGAAGATGGTGTTCCTAATTTTTATGAAAATAATTTACAAGATATTGCTGTAGCTGGTGGTTTAGCGTGGGGAATGTTAGTATTTGTAGCCGAGAAGGTTAGTTTTAAACCTAATTTTATTCATGATAAGATTATGGATTTTTATAAAGCAGAAGTAAATAGAGGTATTACAAGAAAAGGTGCTAAAACTGCTACACCAGACGCTATATTATCAAATGTAGATGCTAGTACATTATTAAAAGCATTAAAAGATGATACAAATGAAATTGTAGGAAATGAATCAGATGGAACGGTAAAATTGGGAGATAAAATAATTTATATGCAAGCATCTCTTAAAAAAGGTGTTGGAAGTTCCCAAATTGGTAAATTTTCTAAAAAGTTGAGGGGTACATATAGTCTTGGAATGAGTAACAAAGAAGCTTCAAATTATTTATTATCACACTATGAACCTAATGAAATTGAGCAAATGATTTATGAGGGTTTATGGGATAAGGTAAAAAGTTTTACTTCTTCTATTTTTACTAAAGCAAAGAATTTGGTCAATAGTGGATTATCAAAACTTAAAGGTTTCTTTTCTAAATCATTTAATGATGGAGCAACAATAAAAGCAAAAACTATTAATAAATTAACAAGTGGTTACACAATTAAAGAGTGGACAGAAGACGATGTTAATTTGTTAATGGAAGGTGATATGAATGCTCCTACGAGAGCTACTGTAAAAGCTATATATAATAGTCCAGCAAAAGCGTATTCTAATTTGGCTAAAGAAGTTGGTGTTGTAAAAAAGAAACTAAATAATATTGGTGATTTGGGTTATGGTGTAATAAAAGAATTGGGGAAATTAAAGAAGATACCTGCGGTTAAAGGTGATAAAGAACCAGGTACTAAAGTTGTTTTTAATTTAATAGCTAATATGGCCACATTAGAAATGGTTGGAGATTTAACAAGTAAAAGTTCTAAATTAAAAAAGATAATTGCAGATTTAATTACTGAAATGTTGTTTGGAGCTACTAATCAACCACTTTGGAAAGTATATGGTAAGATGGAAACTGGTGATAAAGCATATTCTTATTTAGGTACAGCGGAAACGGTAGAGAAAAGATTTGATGGAGATGATATTAATATTGAGTTAATTGGTATTGATATACATCCACAAAGTGAGCAGAATCCTAAGAACGTTTATTATGTAATTACTTGTTATTTATTACAAGAAATAGCCGAAGCTGGTAAATTTTATGTTAAGGTAAGAACTGGTACTAATTCATCAAGTCGTATAACTCAAAATTATGAAGGTCAGGCTATTATAGGGGCTTTTGATATTGATAAAAAATTAAAAGATATTATCTAATGAAGTCTCAATTGTTATGTACATTCTCTAAAAGAAATAAACTTTATGATACCATAGACCTTATTATTGCATGCCATGACATATTGTTTAATAAAATTTATGTGTTTCAAAATGAGAATGACCACCACGAATTAATAATAACATATAATATAACTGGTGATTATGATTTTGGTGGAGCTGATGCTAGAGATACTATTTCATTACATAGAAAGAAACAAACTAATACATTATATACAATTAATGCAATAAATACCATTATTAGACAAAAGAATAATGGTGTACTTGATAAAACATTCCCTATTACTTGGGATGAGTATCGAAATTCATTATTATTAACAAATGAAAATGAATTAAATGTTATACCAACAAGAATATATTCAATTGTTGATATAGAAACTTGGGAAAAAGATAGAAAAATATAGGTTATTAAATGAACAATAAGGTTACAATAATAGATAATTTTTATGACGAACCTTACGAAGTTAGAAGACATGCTTTACAACGTGACTATAAGAGTGGTAATTTTGTTGGTATGAGAACATCAGACGGGGTTTCCGAGGAAGTAGTCAATAAATTATCAGATTTAAATGTTATCAATGGTCATTTTGAATGGTCACCATCCGATAGTATAAAAATAGTTGATATTGATTATTCAATTAAATTATTTGGTATTATATTTTTATCACCACACGCTCCAATTAATTCTGGTATATCTTTTCATAGATATAAAGAACTTGAAATGGATAAATATAAATACGATGAACCTGCACACGAGTTGGTTAATGAATATGGTACGGATTTTACAAAGTGGGATGAAGTTGACAGAGTAGGTAATGTTTTTAATAGATTGGTTATATATGAAACAAAGTATTATCATTCAACTACAAATTATTTTGGAAAAGATGTTTTAGATTCTCGATTAATACAACGTTTATATTTAAAAAAATGAAACCATTTAGTAATAGAATAGAGGGAATAGTTACAATAGGTTTATCGGATTGGGAACGTAAAGAATGTAGTTATATAAATATGGAACCAGAACCAGATATTTATTATTATGGTATGAAGTATTTTGCAGATTGGTATCATTTTGATGATGATAGAAATATCGAATCTATTTTAAAAACACATGAACCAGATTTAATATTAACTATAGGTGGTGAGAAAGATAGATTTTTACATCTAAATAACTTGACAGATAATATAAAAAGAAAATGGTTACATTTATCAGATAGAGATTGGTGGTCGTGGGTAACTGATATTGATAAAAGTTTACCACATACATTAAATGATAAGTGGTGGAAAGAAATGTTAGAACCAGATGATTCTTTGGTTTCTGTAATGACAACAGCGTACAAAATAGGTGATAAAATACATAGAACATACGATTCTATTAAGGAACAAAGTTATAAGAATTGGCAATGGGTTATTAATGACGATTCACCAGATAGAGATACTTGGAAAGAGTTAGAAAAGATAGCTTCAAATGATAGTAGAGTAAAAATTATAAGAAATGAGGGCAGAAGTCCTGTTTCTCGTATTGGTAGAAATAACTTTTTAGCCGCTACACAATGTGATGGAAAATATTTAGTTGAATTAGACCACGATGATTCTTTAACAATTAATTGTATAGAAGATTTAATATATCCATTTAAAGAATTTGATGATGTTGGTATGACGTGGGGTGATTGTTGTGGTTATAATGTTGTTGATAATACTTGTAATGATTGGGGGCCTTGGTATGCCGGGAGATATGGACATAGATATTGGACAACATATCCAAGAGGTTATGGTAAAAAGTGGAAGGTTATGAGGTCTGCTAATATCAATCCCTTTACTATAAGAAGGTTGTGGTCAACGTTAAATGTACCTAAATGTTGGAATAAGGACGTTTATTTTAAGATAGGTGGTCATAATACCAACGTAAATGTTACAGATGATTATGATTTGATTATAAGAATGTTTTTAGGTACAAGGATTGCTAGAGTACAAAAACTATGTATTTTTCAAAACGATGATGGTACTAAAGATAGTATAGGTGGTCATATCAGACACAAATCTATACAACGTGCTATGAGACATCAACAACGATACTATGAACGTAGAATCCATGAAAGATTTGAAGAGTTGGGCATAGATGATTGGTGTTGGGATAAAGAAAAAGATGAATCACAATATGAAATGTGGTTGTCAAAAAATGGTAATGAACGACCAGAAGAAACACCAGATATGGTTGCTAATTATATATCAGAACTAAAAGAGCCATTTGAAGAAATGATTGATTGGGAAACACCAGCCGAGGATGTAGGCCCAATTGAATGTGAAAAAAATTAAAAAAAGCTCTTGACCCGTGTCCTTTTTCTTTGTATATTTAAGTGTAAAGAAAGGGAACTATATGAAAAAGTTAAAATCAAATTATGATAAATCAATTGATAATCTTTTAGATGGTATTAAAAAAGATTATGCTGGTTGGGGTAATGACCCTAAAGATTTAAGTGGTTCACAAAAAGATATTAGACTCAAGATGATTGATGAGTTCAACAAAGGAGTTCATGTTAAGGCAGGTAAGAAGTACGATAAGATTATCACTGGGACTTCCGTTTGGGGTTTTGTTGCTAAAAGTGATGGAATACATAAAGGAATACCACATAAAACTGGTGATGTTTTTAAAGCGGCTGGATGGAGAGCTCCTGCTAAATGGGCAAGGGGTTCGATATTCGATTCTAATCAAAGTTGGTTTCATTGGACTGGTCCAAACTATATAATATAGGAGTTAAAATGAGTGATAATATAAAAGAAATACTTGGTAGTATAGTATTATTTATACTAATGTACATTTGGATGGTTATAATGTTTACTTTGGATGGTGCTCCATTCCATTAAAAAAGCTTAAAAAAGTTTAAAAAAGCTCTTGACTTTTACAATTTTTATTCGTAAGTTAAGGTGTTGATTGAGATGAGTACTTTTAAAAACGGATAATCAACAAACTGATGAAGGACGTTGAGGAAGATTAATCACCTTCTGAGTCTAATGGTGTTCCGAGATTGAAACAGTTGATTACTTGAGTAGGTCGTTTGAGGAGCTGTGGAGTTCGAGTCTCCACCATCGGTCAATTAAAATTCGTGGTTTTTGTCTTTTTCTACGATAATTTGAAAAAGATGGTGGGTTGTGAGTGACTACCAATTTGGAACTCTCAAATTTTATTAAAAAAGCTCTTGACTCTTATTTGCATTTTTGGTATATTCTCTTATGTTAAATAAGGAAAATACAATGAATATAAACATAATAGAATCTTTAAACGAATTTGAAAAGGATTATAACCCATACGAAAATACTCCCTTTGAAAAACTTTTGACATTAATAAGTGATGACAGAGGTAAGTGGGGTGAAAAATTCTTACATAGTAACATAAAATTATCTGGATTAGAATCTAAATGGGATGGTGATTCAAACACAGATAATGAGGATGGTAGTGTATATGACATTTTAGTCAATTTAAATCGTAGAACAGAAGTAAAAACTGCTACTAATGGATTGGATAAGAAAAAGAAAAAACTTACTAATACTTGGCAACATGAAAATATATATAAAGAAAATATTTGGGATGATTTATTATTATTAGATGTTAATCCAAATGGTTTTTATTTAACACATATACCACATAGTGAAATGTGTTTCGGAAAGGAAAGACATATTATCTTAGAAAAAAAATCTACAAAACACTTATCAGGTTGGAAATTTGATAGTTCAAGAGCTTCTTTAACCAAAGGTTTAAAGGCTGGAATCACTATTTACATTGATGTAGATAACGATGGTAACATATCTGATGATGACAATATAAAACTAAGGAGATTTATTGTTGAAAAATTCACTAATTAATTTATATTTAAAGGCTGAATCAAAATTTGGAATTAAAACTCTAGCAAAAAGATTATCTGTAAAAACTGGTACCATAGAAAGATGGAAATTATTGAATAATGTTCCCGAACATTATATGTTTGATTTGTATGAAATTTTAGGAATGAATCTTGATTATGAAAAATTTGACTATAAACAAAAAGACCAATTCTTTACATCAGATAAAACTGCCAATTTCTGTTTTACAATATTTAAAAATAAATTAAAAGAACTTGGAGTAGATGATAATAATTATACATATCTTGAACCATCTGCTGGTGATGGTAGTTTTTATAATTTGATGCCAAAGGATAGAAGAGTTGGTATTGATATTGAACCACGAATTGATAATATAATAGAACACAATTACTTATCATGGTTACCTGAAGGTGATACTAAATTTTTGGTAGTTGGTAATCCGCCATTTGGGTTGAGAGGAAATAAAGCATTAAGATTTTTAAACCATTCTTCTATGAATATTGGTGCAGAATTTGTTGGATTTATATTACCACAAATATTTAATAGTCAAGGTAGGGGTTCATGTATGAAACGAGTACAAGACTTAAATCTAATTCACACAGTAGAAGTTCCAAATGAATTTTATTATCCAGATAATACTAAAGTAAATGTGAATTGTATTTTCCAAGTTTGGTCTAAAAACTTTAAAATTGAATCAGTAGATGAAAGTTGTTCGGACTACATCAAGTTGTATTCATTATCTGATGGTAATAGCTCTGGTAGTAAACGAAATGTAAATATGTTATATGAATGTGATTTATATTTACCCATCACTTGTTTTGGTAAGGATAATATGAAGGTGGTAAATAATTTTGATGATTTACCATTAAGGCGTGGTTATGGAATTAAAATTTTAAAAGATAATAAACGAGTCGTAGACAAATTCAATGAAATAGATTGGTCTAAAGAATCTTTTTCATCTACAAATAGTGCATTAAATCTTAGATTTGACATTATAGAAAATGCATTAATAAAGAAAGGAATAAAAAATAAAAAGAACAAATTTTTTTAAAAAAGCTTGAACGTTTTGGCTATTTGTAATATATATATATTTATATCGTTAGATATTAAGATTTTTGATAATTTGAAAACGGAAAGTAGAGAGAGTAATTAACTCTCTATGGGATTGCCTGAATAATGAGTATACTTTGAAGCTCATAAGGGAATCTACCAATGGATGTGGTGTCCGACTACCTGCTAGAATGGTAGGTTGCAAATGTCTCGTAGACATACGAATTGGAATGTACTTTCAGAACATATAAAGAACACGATTCTTTGACCTTGTTGTGAGTAAGGGTAAAACCGAAATCTCACTTTATGACCGAATAATCTAATCTTGGAGAGATAAGGTAATGGTACAGAGGTTGTACTCAATCGATGATAGTTAACCACTATTGAGAGAATCATCGTAACTGATGGGTATTAGGTACAAGGTAAAAAAATCCAAGCTGATAGTTGTAGGTAATCGTTAATCCTACATCCCCAAATTTTCAAAAATTATAAAAAAGGGTTCAACCGATTTTTAGTTTCCACTATATACAAACTTAAAAAACTACAGAACCCTTTTTTTTATTTAAATAAAGGTTATATGTTAGACGTATCGTCACATAAAAATGTAGAAAATGTTATAAGATTCTTTTTGATGTATTTACCGCCACGAGGAGCAGAATCAATACTCGATGTCGGTGGTGGTAGTACAGCTCCATATAAAGGCGTTCTACAAACTCGTACAAAAAAATATAAAAATTTAGATATAAGACCAGGTGATAGAGTTGATTATTGCCAAGATATTATAGAAGGTACAAATTTTAAAGATAAACAATGGGATTGGGTTTGGTGTTCAGAAACACTTGAACATATACCACAACAATATATGAAAACTTTTGTTGATGAAATTTGTAGGATAAGTAAAAATATTGTTTGGACATTTCCACTACCACACTCACCAGCGTTCCACGATGACCCAGGCCATAGTGAAGTTATAGTTGATATGAAATCATATGATACGGATTTCAATGTTATTGATAAAACTACAAAAACTGGAAAAGGAATCTGGATATTTGCAAGAAAAGATAAAGAAATTCAAGTATCTAAAAGAGGAATAATCCAAGAAGGATATTCAGAAGATACTCTACCATTCGTAGTAATAAATTATAAGTGTTATGATAGAAATAATACTAAAAAAGCTTGGACGTTTACATAACATCTTAGATATATATTATTAATCAAGGTTTTACTTTGATTAACAATTAACAATTAAAACATTAACAATTAGGAGATTATAAAATGGATATTGATGCAATACGGAAACGTTTAAATCAGTTACAAACCACAAACACTCGTACTTCAAATTTATGGAAACCGCAACCAGGAAAGCAAGTTGTTAGAATTGTACCTAATAAGTACAATAAAACTTCACCTTTCATTGAGTTGTATTTTCATTATGATTTGGGCGGACGAACCTACCTATCACCAATTTCTTTTGGAAGACCAGACCCTGTTGAAGAGTTTGCTGACAAATTGAAATCAAGTGGTAATCGTGATGACTGGAGACTTGGTAAGAAACTTGAAGCTAAGATGAGAACTTTTGCACCTGTACTTGTACGTGGAGCAGAAAATGATGGTATTAAGTTTTGGGGATTTGGTAAAACAGTCTACCAAGAATTACTCTCGGTTATTGCTGACCCAGATTATGGTGATATTACAGATGCAGAAAATGGTCGTGATGTCGTAGTTGAGTTTAAGACTGCAGAAGAAACAGGAAAATCATTTCCTACTACTGCTATTCGTGTTAAACCAAATCAGACACCAATTTCAGATGATAAACAAACAATGGAAGGAGCATTAGAAAACCAAGTTGATTTAAATACGGTTTATAATGAACGTTCTTATGATGAACTTACAGAAGTTCTGAATGAGTGGTTGAATCCATCTGAAGATTCTGACGCGAATGGTACAGCTACTGAAACGGTAGATAAACCTACAAAGGAAGCTTTGAAGGAAACTACTACAGTAGATGATGCCTCATCCGCGTTTGACGAATTATTCAATCGGTAATTAAATAATATTGGGTGGCTAGGGTTAAGAGCCACTGTTAAGAATAGAGGAACACTCCGTCTTTCTGGAACCACCCATATTTACATAGGAGATTTTATGTCCGCAAGAGACGAATTGGCTTCGGTTTTATCCACAAGCCTTAATAAACAATTTAAAAAGGATTATCCGAAAGTAGCATATTTTCTTGATGGTTCTGATGAAACGCCAACCGATGTAACCGATTTTATTTCTACTGGTTCATCTATGTTGGATTTAGCAATTTCTAATAAGCCAAATGGTGGTATAGCTATTGGTCGAATTACAGAAATAAATGGACTTGAATCAAGTGGTAAATCCTTGGTTGGAGCCCATTTATTAGCTTCTACACAAAAGAAGGGTGGAGTAGCCGTATACATAGATACTGAGACTGCAGTTAGTAGAGAATTTCTTGAAGTTATAGGTGTTGATATAGACAATATGTTATATGTTCACTTAGAAACTGTAGAAGAAATATTTGAAGCTATAGAAAAGATAGTTACCAAGGTTAGAGAAGAAGATACAGGTAGATTGGTTACAATATTGGTTGATAGTTTAGCTGGAGCTTCTACTAAAGTTGAGATGGAAGCCGATTTTGAGAAAGATGGTTGGGCTACAAGTAAAGCTATCATCATTTCTAAAGCGATGAGAAAGATTACTCAGATGATTGGAAGACGTAAAGTCGCTCTTGTGTTTACTAATCAATTAAGACAAAAGTTGGGTGTAATGTTTGGAGACCCTTGGACAACAAGTGGTGGAAAAGCGTTACCATTTCATGCTTCTACTCGTATTCGATTAAAAAATAAAGGTCAGATAAAAGACACTAAAAAGAATACGATTGGAATGAATATACAAGCTCAAGTTATTAAAAATAGATTAGGGCCTCCATTAAGACATTGTGAGTTTCCACTTTATTTTGAAAGTGGTATTGATGATGATGGTAGTTGGCTAACCGTAATGAAAGAACATGGTATTTGTAAAGTTGCAGGAGCTTGGTATACACTTCCAATTATTGATATGGATACAGGTGAAGTTACAGATGAAAAGAAATTTCAATCAAAAGATTGGTCAAAACTTTTGGAAGACAAGGAATTTAAAGATTATGTATATAGTATGATTTGTGATAAAGTTATTTTAAAATATACAAAAGAAGATTTAGGTATTGATGATGTGGAGATGACCGAAGAGGTATTAGGTGACTAATGCTAAATATCTTTCGATACTTGAACAAATAAAAAACGACGGCGGTCGGATTGAACATAATAACCCTGACGATAAAGTATTGATAATAGATGGCCTGAATACTTTTATAAGAGTTTTCAGCGTCGTACCAGTTACCAATGATGACGGAGCTCACGTTGGTGGAATAATTGGTTTTCTAAAGTCAATTGGTTTCGCTATAAAAATGCACAATCCCACGAGATGCATAATAGTATTTGATGGAGAAGGAGGCTCAGACCGCCGTCGTAAGTTATACCCAGATTATAAAGCTAAACGTAGAACAAAAATACGTTTGAATAGAGCGTATGATTGGAACACACCAGAAGATGAACATCAATCTATGTTGTTCCAAATGAGTCGGTTAGTAGAGTATTTACAATTACTACCACTAACTATTATATCTGCTAATCATTTGGAAGCTGATGATGCTATTGGTTATATATCCAAACAAATTTTAACAGATTCTAAGATAACAATAATGTCTACTGATAAAGATTTTCTTCAGTTGGTAGATGATAGAATTTCTGTTTGGAGCCCTACCAAGAAAAAAAAGTATACACCAGTTGAAGTTCAAGAAGAATTTGGTATACCATCTCATAACTTTTTGATGTATAAAATAATTGATGGTGACAAGTCAGATAACATTCCTGGCATAAAAGGAGTTGCATTAAAAACAATTAAAAAATGCTTACCACTTTTACAAAATAACCAGATAGTTAGTATAGAGGAAGTTTTAAAATATATCGAAAATAATGAAGTTACAAAAAATGTCAAGTCTATGTTGACAGAAGATAATCGAAAACAATTACAATTAAATAATGATTTAATGCAATTGAATGATGTTAATATTAGTGGTAACGCTAAATTAAAGATTAAAGATATTGTTGATGAACCAATTCAACAATTATCTAAATTTAATTTTACGAAAATGTTTTTAAAAGATAAATTATTTCAATCGTTACCTAATGTTGATAGTTGGTTATTAACTACATTTGCTACTTTAAATAAATATGCAGGAATAAGTAATGACAGATAAGTTAACTGGGTTTGGAACACCATTCCAAATAAAAGTAATAGCGTCTCTCTTAACAGATTTAAAGTTTCTACAAACATCTTCGGATATTATAAATGGTGATATATTTGATTCTAATGCAAATGGTTGGATAGTTGAGGAAGTAACAAAGTATTTTTTGAAACATAAGCAAGTACCAACACTCGATGTTTTAAAAATAGAAATAAATGCTATAGAAGATGAACCATTACAAGTAGCTGTTATAGATAATTTAAGAGAAATTTGGAAAAATATAGAAGCTACAGATTTAGATTGGGTAAAAGATAAATGTTTGGAGTTTTGTAAGAATCAAGTTTTAAAGAATGCTATATTGGAGTCGGTAAATCTTTTAGAGAATCAAGATTACGATGGTATTAAATCGTTAATTGATAAGTCTATGTCTGTTGGTATTGAACGAGACTTGGGTCATGAATATTTAACAAGTTTAGAGGAGAGATTAACAGAGTCGGTTAGAAACACCACACCTACTGGTTGGGATATTATAGATGAAGTGATGGATGGTGGTCTTGGTGCAGGTGAACTTGGTGTTATAGTGGCACCAGCTGGTATTGGTAAGACTTGGATGTTACAAGTTGTTGGAGCTAATGCCATTAAAAAAGGAAAAACTGTAGTTCATTATAGTTTGGAATTAAATCAGACTTATGTTGGGTTGAGATATGATACAGTATTTAGTGGTGTAACTACATCAAATATCAAATTTTATAAAGAGGACGTACAGAAGAAGATAGATGCACTTAAAGGTAATTTATATATAAAATATTATCCTACTCGTTCTGCTACAGTTCAAACGATAAATTCACATTTACAACAATTATTAATTCAAGGTATAAAACCAGATTTAGTTGTTGTTGATTATGCCGATATTGTAAAACCACTTGGTACATTCAGAGAAAAGAGACATTCTATTGGGGATAATTACGAAAGACTTAGAGAGTTAGCTGGTGAGTTTGAAATTCCTGTATGGACAGCTTCACAAGCTAATAGAAGTGCTCTTGAAGAGGAAGTAATTGATGCTACAAAGGTGTCGGAAGATTATTCAAAAGTTATGACATCTGATTTTGTAATGTCAATAAGTCGTAAGGTAGAAGATAAAATATCTAATACTGCTCGTTGTCACGTTATTAAAAATAGATTTGGAGTTGATGGTATGACATATCCAATGATGATGAATACTAATATTGGTAATATAGAAATTCATGAGTCTAATACTGTGGGTGGAAAACAACAACAAAAGAAAATGGATAGTTCGGAAGACTATCTTAGAAAATTAGCTAAAAATAAATATGATGATTTTAAAACTGATGGTAGCAAAATGGAAGGGTTTGAATAATTATAGTAGGTATAGGTATACACGAAATGAGAAAGTTTACGAGAGAAGGTAAAAAATGAAATTTAAGTTGTCGGAAAATTTTATAAATAAGTATAAGAGGCGAAAAGCCCCATTTGGTTTTAATGGTTTAGGTGAGTTAGTTTATATGAGAACCTATTCAAGAATTAAAGAAGATGGTAAAAACGAAAGATGGTGGGAAACTGTTCAACGAGTAGTAGAAGGAACTTATTCAATGCAAATGAATTGGATTGAATCACATCAATTAGGGTGGAATCCCTGGCAAGCTCAAAAGTCGGCACAAGAAATGTATGACCGAATTTTTAATATGAAGTTCTTGCCGCCTGGTCGTGGTCTGTGGGCAATGGGAACGCCCATTACAGAAGACAAGGGTTTATATGCCGCCCTAAACAATTGTGCTTTCGTATCTACGAAGACACTAAGAGAAGATTATGCTAAACCTTTTTGTTTCCTTATGGATGCAAGTATGTTGGGTGTTGGTGTAGGTTTCGATACAAAAGGTGCTGGAGAAATAGTAATCAAAGGTATTCAGAAAGATAGAGATGAACAAGTTTATCAGATACCAGATACTCGTGAGGGATGGGTAGAATCAGTTCGTCTATTATTGGAAAGTTATTTTCATGGTCAAGCACCAGTGAAATTTGACTATACAAAGATACGAGGTGCAGGTGAACCAATTACTGGATTTGGTGGTGTCGCAAGTGGTTATGAACCATTAGAAGAAGTACACGACGCAATCAGAAAAGTTCTTGATAATAACGCAGGAGAACCAATTACAATCACTACAATTGTTGATATTATGAATCTTATAGGTAAATGTGTTGTAGCAGGTAATGTTAGAAGAACTGCTGAGATTGTATTTGGAGACCCACATTCAGATGAATATTTAGATTTAAAAAATTATAAAGTTAATAAACATAGAGAACAATATGGTTGGACATCAAACAATTCTATATTTGCAAAACTTGGTATGGATTATACCGAAGTATCAAAAAGAATTGTAGACAATGGTGAACCAGGTTTAGCTTGGTTGAAAAATATGAGAAAATATTCTCGTATGAAAAATGGTGGAGATAATAAAGACCATAGAGTTGCAGGTGGAAATCCTTGTTTAGAACAATCATTAGAGAGTTATGAGTTATGTTGTTTAGTAGAAACTTTTCCAAGTAATCACGATAGTTATGACGATTATGCTAGAACATTAAAATATGCTTATCTATATGCTAAAACTGTAACACTTGGTAAGACTCATTGGTCAGATACAAATCGTGTGATGTTAAGAAATAGAAGAATCGGTTGTTCTGTTAGTGGTGTCGCACAATTTATTACTAATCGTGGATTAAATGAATTAAAGAATTGGTTAAATAATGGTTATGATGTAATACAAGATTGGGATAAAATGTATTCAGATTGGTTTGCAGTACCAAGAAGTATAAAAACTACTTCAGTAAAGCCATCAGGTACAGTTTCACTATTAGCAGGAGCGACTCCAGGATTACATTACCCTGAGAGTCGTTTTTACATTAGGAGAATAAGGGTTTCAAAACATTCAGAATTATTAGAACCATTGAAAAAAGCAAAGTATAAAGTAGAACCAGCGGTTGGTTCAGAAGATACGACAATGGTCGTAGAAGTTCCTGTTGATGTTGGTGAAGGAATAAGAACAGCGGCGGAATTATCCATATGGGAACAATTCCATTTAGCCGCATTTCTTCAAAGACATTGGGCAGACAATCAAGTAAGTTGTACTGTAACATTTGACCCAGAGTCAGAGGGTTCAGTTATTCCACAAGTACTAAATTATTTTCAATATCACTTGAAAGGAATTTCATTACTACCAAGACATGATTATGGTGCCTACCCACAAATGCCATATGAGTCTATTGATGAAAAAGAATACAATAAACAAGTTAAGAGACTTGGTAAGTTATCATTTGGAGTTATCAAACACGAAGAGGCTGATATTGATAAATTTTGCAATAATGATGTATGTGCAGTAATTCCGATGACTGGTGATAATGACAACCAAGAATATGCTAATTAATTTCACGTACATCAAACCCGCGGACAGGCAGACAACGCACCTGTAGAAAAATGCGTATTTTCGTTAACGAATATAACAAAGGAGAACGATAAATGAAAAATCGTAATCTAATATCGTTGGCTGTGTTTGTACGCCTAACTTTCCCATTTTTTCCAAAAAAATATCCACCCTTTTGAATTTGGGTTCACTATTTATTTTTATAAAAAAAGGTTATTAAATGATAAATCACAAGTTATATGGTAGAAGAATCTTACACGTAATGTCACCTGTAAGATGGCGTTCAACCAAATTTATGCATCAAATGGATTCCAATTATAAAGTAATGGTTAAGACTATAAAATGGTTACCAATGTGTCATCATTATGTTTTAGTTCCACCAAACAATACAATTCCGCATCTTGGAGATAATGTTACTAAAATACCATTTCCATATGCTGGTAGTGTGTTGTTTAATCGTGGTTTTTTTGAAAGTAAAGCTCTATTGAAGAAGATGGATTTTCAAAAACTCGATATTGATTTTATTTTTAATCATCAACCAGAACTATTGTATAATGTTTATAATGCTATCTTGACCGATAGATATGGTATGACTGTAGATAGTTATAATTTTTTCCATTGGGTTGATTGTGAAAAGAGTAGACCTACTGGTGGCTATCCAGTTGGATTTTTTAGACAAATGGAAGCTATTGATTTATCAACAAAATCTTATTTTCATTGTCCAGTTAGTTTAGATTATATGAAATCTAATTGGGATAAAATGCCACACACTTCACAAGGTGTTGATGAAAATGTAATGAAAGAGAAGATTAATTATTTCCCACTTGGTGTTGGTGATTTACCTGACCCAGAACCATTTCCATTACCAGATAAAAAGATATTAGTTTTTAATCATAGGTGGAATCAATCATGTGGTATAAAAAAACTTATACAATTTACAGAAGGACTTGATAGAGATGAGTGGTTGGTATGGGTTACCGATGATGATGCTAAACATCCAAAGGCAGGTAAACCTGCACCAGATTGGATGAAGGTTCAGAACTTACCAAGTGGCGGTCAATATAGATATCTTATAGATAATTGTTATGCTACTATTTGTCTTGTACACGATTATATGACTTGGAATTTATCTGCACAAGATGCTATAAAAGCTGAAAGACCAAGTTTAGTTTATGAACATCCAACACACGATTATGTTTTGGGTGAAGACTATCCGTTTTTCTTTAATGATAAAAAATCATTTCTTGAGTTGTTAGATAATACACCAAGACATTATGGTTGGGATTTACCAAAACACGATGAGACATTTAAAGAAAATTTAATTGGTGATTTAATTGATGCGTGTGATAGTAAAAAGAAACGTACTGTCAGAACACCAAGTGCTGGAATAGAATGGTTATATCATATATTACAAGGTAATGGTTTTAAGAAAAATTTATTACACAATAGTCATCCAAATTTATATCTTAGTAATACTTGGGAGAAGATAAGACTTTGGTGTATGTCCAAAGGAGTTAAGGATGACCCAAACTATGAATTTACTAAATTATTTATCCCAGATGATAAGAGAGATGAAATACAAAAACTCGTTGATGATTCTGGAGAAACGTTTGGTGAATCAAAGTTAGACCCAAAATTTACTATAATCAATAAAGATGATAGTTGGTTTTAATGTATCAGAATATATTTTATGATAACTTCAAAAATAAGATACATATTTGGGATGACGAAAAAGGTTATCTTGTCCTACCATATAAAAAATACGCATATGTAAAAGATAATTATGGAACTTATGTATCTCTATATGGAGATAAACTAAAAAAAGTATATAAGTTCGATAAGAAGACTAAAAACCTTTGGGAATCTGATGTAAATCCAGAGACAAGAACACTTGTTGATATGTATACAGATTCAGATGACCTATCCACTAATATTAGAATTGGTGTAATTGATATCGAGGTAGAAGTTACACAAGGATTTCCAGATGTTGAAAAAGCAGAGAACAAAATAACTTCAATAGCTTACTATGATAGTGAGGTAGATAAATATTTTTGTCTTGTACTTGACCCAGAGAATAGACTAACTCTTGAAACAAAAGATGATGTTGAGATAGAAGCTTTCCAAGAAGAAGGTGAGTTGTTAAATAGATTTTATGCATTATTTCTGAAGTTGAGACCTACAATACTAACTGGTTGGAATAGTCTAAGGTTTGATATACCATACCTTTACAATAGAGCTACACAAGTACTTGGTTCTGAAATAGCAGATTGTCTATCACCAATTAGAAGAGTTAATTGGAGTGACTATCAAAATAGATATAAAATAGCTGGATTATCACAATTAGATTATTTATCATTATATAAGAAATTTACATTTACACAAAAAACATCGTATAGATTAGACGCTATAGCAGAAGATGAACTTGGTGAGAAAAAAGTTGAGTATGAAGGAACATTAAATGACTTGTATGACAATGACTTAGATAAGTTTGTAGAATATAACGTACATGACGTTAGACTTGTTAAGATGTTAAATGACAAGTTGGATTTTATTGATGTATGTCGTGGTATTGCTCACGTTGGTCATGTTCCATATGAAGAAGTTGAATGGTCTTCGAGATACCTTGAAGGAGCCGTATTAGTTTACTTAAAGAAACTTGGTATTGTTGCACCAAACAAAAAGAAGGGTGGTAGAAAAGATTTATTTGAAGAAAATAAATTCTCTGGTGCATATGTTCAAGACCCGCAGAAAGGTAGACACGAATGGATTTATGATTTAGATATTACTTCAATGTATCCATCAATTATTATGTCGTTGAATATATCACCAGAAACAAAGATAGGTGAAATTGTAGGATGGGATTCAGAAGAGTACGTTAAAAAAGTACCAAAGACTTATTCAGTTAAAATGAATGGTAAGGAACAAGGTAAGTTAACACATCAAGAATTGGAAATGTATTTTAGAGATAACCAAGTTTCTATTTCTTCTAATGGTATAATTTATAAAACAGATAAAAAGGGTTTGATTCCAGCCTTGTTAGAACAATGGTTTGATACAAGAGTAGAGTTTAGAAAATTAGCTAAGAAGTTTGCCGATGAAGGTGATGAAGAAAAGTATCAATATTTTAATAGGAAACAATACATTCAAAAAGTTGTTTTAAATTCATTGTATGGTGTATTGGGTTTATCAGTTTTTCGATTCTATGATTTGGATAACGCTGAAGCAACAACATTGACTGGTCAATCATTGATTAAATTTACAAAGAAGATTGGTAATCATTTCTATAATAAAGAACTTGAAGATGATAAAGATTATTGTATCTACATTGATACTGATTCGGTATTTTATTCAGCCGTACCACTTCTTGATAAGAGATTTCCAGATGAAAAACTTTCTGATGTTATGAAGACACAAAAGATTTCAGAGATAGCTACAGAAGTTCAAGGTTATATGAATACTTCATATGATTATTTTGCTAAAAAGTTTTGTAATATAGATAAACATAGATTTGAAATTAAACAAGAGATTATAGCAAGAGCTGGTTTCTTTGTTGTTAAGAAACGATATGGAATGAGAATTATTAATGATAATGGTGTAAAGGTAAATAAGGTTCACGTAAAAGGTTTAGATACAGTTAGAAGCACATTCCCACCTGCAATGAAAGTTTTATTAAAAAGTGTTCTTGATGATATATTAAATTATGTTCCAAAGGATAAAGTTGATAAACGGATATTGGATTTTAAAAGTAATATAAGAAATTTAAGTGTAGATGATATAGCAAATCCAGTTGGTGTTAAAAATTTAGAAAAGTATACACCAAAGAAAGATAATAAATTCGCTAATAGAAGTGCTACTACTGATATTATGACTGGTACACCTGTTCACGTTAAGTCTTCATTGTATTATAATGATTTGTTAAAATATTTTAAAAAGAAAAGTTACGAACCAATTGTTAGTGATTCTAAAATCAGATGGGTATATTTGAAAGATAATCCATTGAAATTGGATGTTGTTGCTTATAAGGGATATGAAGACCCAAAAGAAATAATGGATTTTATAAAAGAATATATTGATTATGATAAAATGTATGAACAAGCTCTAACTAAAAAACTAAATATGTTTTATGGTGCGTTAGATTGGGATGAACCAAAAATACAAAATGAGAACGCATGGTTTTAGTATTATACACATCATCTAATATACCAGATTGTCCTTATTGTGATGAAGCACGCACGTGGTTGAATGATAACAAAGTTAATTTTGTTGAGGTAGATGTAGCTAACAATCAGAAACTAAAAGATAAAATATATGAAAAGACAAAATCTAAGAGTGTACCAGTTGTTAATATTGATGGTTCATATTTTAGAGGTTGGTTTACAAAAAAAGAATTGGAAGAATTATTAAAATTATTGAAAAAAAATTAATCGTTTTGAACTTGTCATATATATGTATATATGACTCAAATAATAAGGAGAAATAGGTTATGGAAAAAGCGAAATTAACTCGCTATCTTGATAAAGTTCGTATTGGTAATCATATCGAACAAGCTCAAATATCAACTAAAGATGGAGTATCACATACTTGGGTTGCAAGTAAAGATAAAGATGCTTTGGTTGTTTTAAAAATGACTAAATCAGAAATACCAGATTCTGTTTTAGGTATAGGTGACTTACAGAAGTTTAATGGATTACTTGGTGCACTTGGTAATGATATTTCTATGGATGTTGTAAAGATTGATAGAGATGGAGAAGAAAAGTCAGTAGAAGTAAATTCATCAGATTCTTATGGTAACTCTACAAAGTATATGTTACACGATACAAGTGTTGTTCCAACAACACAAGGAAACGTTGTAAAGGGTTTATTGGAACAAGATTATAATTTAAAATTTACTTTGGATACCAATTTTGTTTCTAAATTTATAACTGGTAAATCAGCTCTTGGTGACGAAGTAGAAACGTTTACTATTGTTGCTGATAATAACAATGTTAATGTTGTTATTGGTTGGAGAAACACACACTCTAACAGACTATCAATTCCAGTCACAACACAAACTTATGAAGAAGTTGATAAGGTTTCTTTTAGTTCACAAGTTATGGCTGACATTCTGAGTGCTAATAAAGAATGTGAAACTGGAACTCTTGAAATGAAAGGTGGAGATAGACCATTAATCAAAATGACATTTAATGTTGATGATTATAATGCGATTTATTTTTTACAACCAAGAGTTACGGTTTAAATGAATGAAAATTACTAATGAAAATAATACTCTATGGGTAGAAAAGTATCGGCCTCAGACACTTGACTCTTATATTGGGAACACCCAATTAAAAGAAAAAGTTCAAGTGTGCTTAGAGAGTGGAGACTTACCACATCTTTTACTATATGGGAAGGCTGGTACAGGTAAGACCACTCTCGCTAAATTACTCGTTAATAATATAGATTGTGAATATCTATATATTAATGCGTCAGACGAGAGAAATCTTGATATGGTTCGAGATAAGGTAAAAACTTTTGCAGGAACACTTGGGTTTTCTGATTTAAAAGTTATTATTTTAGATGAGTGTGATTATATAACACCCACCGCTCAAGCTGCATTAAGAAATTTGATGGAGACATATTCCAATCATTGTAGATTTATTTTGACTTGTAATTTTGTCGAGAGAATTATTGACCCAATTCAAAGTAGGTGTCAATCTTATAATTTAACACCACCATCAAAAAAGGAAGTAGCTATACATCTTGGTCAAATACTTGATACAGAGAATGTAAAGTATGAAACTAAAGATGTAGTTTTCATTATTAATAGTTGTTACCCAGATATTCGTAGGGTTATAAATTCCGCACAAAAACAATCAATCAAGGGAAAGTTGGAGTTAGATAAAACAAGTATAGTTCAAAATGATTATAAGATGAAGGTTCTTGAAATTTTAACACAACAAGATAAGAGAAGTGCGTTTAAGAATGTTAGAAAGTTACTTTTGGATAGTGAAGTTAAGGATTATACAGAATTATTTAGATTGTTATACGATGAAGTTGATGATTGGGGTAAAGGTCACGTAGCCGAATGTATTTTAATTTTAGCGGAATATCAAATGTCAGATAGTCAAGTTGTTGATAAAGAAATTAATGCTATGGCTATGTTAACTAAATTATTGGGAACTATAAAATGAGAGTATTAGTAGTTGGTGAAAATTGTCAAGACCAATTTATTTATGGTGACATAGATAGATTAAGTCCAGAAGCACCTGTTCCAGTATTTGTACCAGAATATACACAAGTAAATGATGGAATGGCTAGAAATGTTGCTAACAACGTTGAGTCATTAGGTATGTGTATTAATACAATTACAAATAATGAACCTGGTAATGATATTATTAAAAAACGTTATGTTGATAAACGTAGTGGTCAGATGGTTTTACGAGTTGATGAACATGATTATTGTGAACCAATTGATAATGTATTATTATCTACAATTCAAGATAATGAATGTTACATACAGTTGAGTGGTATAGTTAAAGTTGATGCTATAATTATATCAGATTATTGTAAAGGTTTTTTGAATGAAGAAGATATAAAATTTATTTGTGATAATAATAAAAATGTATTTGTAGATACTAAAAAACACCTTGGTAGTTGGATTGAAAATGCAGATTTTATTAAAATAAATGAATTTGAGTATAAGAAGAATCATGAGTTTTTAAAGGGTAATGAACGTAAACTTATTGTTACTATGGGTAGTAAAGGTTGTATGTGGAATAATACAGTTTTTCCTGCAGGAAAAGTAAAGATAGCCGAAGTAAGTGGAGCAGGAGATACATTTATGGCAGGTTTGGTTTGTGGTTATTTAAATACAAATGATATTAGAAAAGCAATAGAGTATGCACAGAAGTGTACTGAAATAGTTGTACAAGAACGTGGGGTAACCATAGTTGATAGGGAGAATATAAAATGAGTACAAAACCAATGAAACCTTTTCCAGGTGCACCAAAAAATGAAGTAAAAGTTAATTTAGCAGAACAAGATACGATGAACTGCGAAAAGTGTGGAAATTATTTATGGATAACGGCGTTTGTTATCAAGAAAATTTCAGCTATAGTTTCACCAACAGGTCAAGCTGGATTGGTACCTGTTCAAGTTTATAGTTGTGGTAATTGTGGTGAAGTACCTAAAGAATTATTAGAAGGTAGTGGATTAGATGTCCAAGAAACCAATAGTTAAGAAAAAAGGGTTATTTGACCATATAAATGCAATAACAACAGTTCAGAATCAAAACTATTGGGAAGAACTATCAGAAGAAAATAAAAAAACCTATTCTACTTATATGGTTAATAGGTTTTTATCAATGAAAATCGAGTGGATAGATTTTGTTAATGATGTTCAAAAATATTGGAATGAATTAACACCAAGAGAACATTATAAAGTCTATGCAGATATTTTACCGAAAGGTAAACAATTTTTAAAATACATAAAAAAGGATAAGGATATGAACTTACCAAAGTGGTTTATGGAAATATTCTGTAAACATTATGAATGTTCTACAGGACAAGTTAAGGGTTACATAGAAACATTGTTATTGACAGAACAAGGTACTCTTGAAATACGGGAAGTTTTAACAAAATATGGTGTCGAGCCAAAAAAATGGCAAGAACTACCATTCGAAATACGATAGGAGGTTACATGACCAATCTTGAAGAAAGAAACATAGGACATACTATGCTCATGAAAGAACTTGAGTGGGGTGTGAATACTGAAACTAATACAGTTTATATGGCATATGATTTTGATATGGATAATTTGTATACTATAGTTACAAAGACGGACAATATACTTAGACATCAAAAAGATGTTAGAAAACCTTTAAATATGATTATCAGTTCTTATGGTGGTGATGTTTATGCTATGTTGGGTTTGATAGACCATATAAGAAGTTTACCAGTAAAAGTTAATACTCATTGTCTTGGTGCTTGTATGTCTGCCGCAGCAGTTCTACTTGCGTGTGGAACTGGTAATAGAACAATGAGTAAACACTCGACAGTAATGATTCACGAAGGTTCTGCATTTGAAGCTGGAAAAACATCCGATGTACTAAAAGGAGCAGACCATTTAAAACTTTTACAAAAGAGTATATGTGATATACTTGGAGATGTAACAAAGAAAACTTCTGATTTTTGGGAAGGAGTTTCTAAACAAGATACCTATCTAACGGCTAAGGATTGTTTGAAGTATGGTGTCGTAGACGAGGTAGTTTAATGAAAAAATGGAATAAAGTTAAAGGTAGAAAACATCCAGAAGATGAAATTTTATTATATTATGATAAACCAGTTTCATTTGAGGACGTAGCCGTTATGTGTAAATTTTTTATGATTAATGAAGATAAAATATATCCACCACCAAGATTTAAAGGTGCGGAAATGTTTAAAGAATATATAAAAGAAGTTTTGGATACAAGAAAAATACCAAATAAAAATAAATTTCAATTAAACAAAAATTTAACTATTTTAGAGGAGTGTAAATGAAAACTATAAAAGATACACCAACAGGTATTGATTCACCTGGAACAATTGTGGAACAAATGGAAAAAGAATGGCCAGAGATGACACAAGAGTTCAAGAAGATTCAACGAGAACAATACGAATTGTTTCTACACAAACAACATGATTACGGCCCAGGTAATATTTCAGTTGGTACTCAATTACAAACACCTGATGAAATTAAATTATCACTTACAGGGTTATGGTTCAGAATTAATGACAAGTGCCAGAGATTGAAAACTTTATTGATGGGTGGTAAACAATCAGCTGTAGATGAACCACTTGAAGATGCATATTTAGATATATCTAATTATGGTATAATGGCAACAATAGTCAAGAATGGTAAATGGGGTAAGTGATGAAACAACCTATAAAAATTATAGAAGAGTTAGTTGATAAATTTCCAAATGATATGGAGCTAGGTGGAAAGGTTAGAGCTTATATACATTGGTTACGAGGACTACTAAAGGATAAACCAGATGTATAAGTATGAATGTAAGGCTGGAGTATATGAGTCTGATACTTTAGTTGGTTTACTATGGGAAAGATTCAAACACAGATTATGGCACTTGAAGGAGCATGGTAAATGGATGGATTGAGAATATTACATTATGGTAGTCCAGTAAGATTTGATAGTAGTGGAATATTTCAACACGAATTTGATTCTAACTATAAAGTATTAGAAAAGACAATATCATTCTTACCAGAATGTCACCACTATGTTTTAGTACCAGAAAAACATAAGATGCCTGATGATAGAGCAAATGTCACTCTTATCAAGTATCCTTTCTATAGAAACGCTTTATCTAATCGTTCAGCGTTTCATGATTCTGTTTTTAGAAATATAATAAATTTTAAGACACAAGATATAGATTTTGTTTTTTGCCATCAACCAGAGATGTTATATAATATCTTTGTAGCTATGAGTGATAAAAGATATGGACAAGTTGTAAGTAGATTCTTATTTTTTCATTGGGTTGATTGTCCAGGTAGTAGAGTATCTTCCGCGACACCACCACCATTTATGAGACAAATAGAATCAATAGGTATGGCTGATAACGCATTCTTTCATACTGATATATCGAATGATTGGTTAGCTAGAAACTTTCATAAAGGTCAACCAGTATCTATTGATATGAATTACATTAAAGATAAAACAAAAACTATGCCACTAGCTTCAGACCCGTTACCACCAGCAGAACCTATAGATTTACCAACAGATAAAAAGATTGTTGTGTTTAATCATAGATGGGGCCAGACTACTGGTGTAAATAGGTTGTTAGAATATTTTGAGGGATTGGAAGATGAATATATGTTGTGGAGTACTGATTGGCAAGCTCCACCAGAATATGTAGCGTCCAAATTGAATAGAGGTCAATATAGATACTTATTGGAAAACTCACATTGTAGTGTAAGTTTTGTTGATGGTTATATGACTTGGAATTTATCGGTACAAGATGGTATACAAGTTGATAAACCAGTTTTAGTATATGACAATCCGCAAATGAGTAAAGTTGTTGGTGACAATTATCCATATACATTTAAAACAAAAGAAGAGTTTCAGAATATGATAAGAAAAATACCTGAAAAAAGCTCTTGGAAATTAGATAATTTTGAGTTAATTTTTAGGGAGAACTTGAGGAATACCATGCAAGAAATTATAGCTCGTGCTAGACCCAAGTTACCACAAGATGCTATGAATTGGTTATATTGTATACTAAATGGAGTGACCCAAAAAAGTCAAATAACAGAACAAGTACAACCACATTTAGCAGCCAATTCAACATGGCAATATATTCGTAGGTGGTTACTAAGTAAGGGTGTAAGAGATAATCCCAAGTTTCCATATACAAATTATGATTTATCAAAAAGTAATATTGACCAAGCTCTAATTGATGAGTGTTTGAGTACGGTCAAATTGGAATTGAAAGAGAATAAGAGAAAAGAATTAACTTCAGTAGATAAAGAGGAATCTTGGTTTTGAAATCAGTATCGTATAGTCAATATAATTTATGGTCACAATGTCCATTTAGATGGAAACTATTATATGTAGATGGTCTTCGTGAATTTACAGATAGTATTCACACAATGTTTGGTACTTCAATGCATGAAGTATTACAATTTTATTTACACATAATGTATAATCAGACAGCTAAAGAAGCAGATTCCATTGATTTGGAAGACTTATTGAGACAAAGAATGCAATATCATTATGAAAGAATAATGGAAGCTAATGGTGGTGTAGTTTTTTGTACTGAAAACGATATGGTAGAGTTTTATAATGATGGGTGTGTTATTTTAGACTGGTTAAAGAAAAGAAGAGCTCAATATTTCAGTAAGAAGGGTTACGAACTTGTTGGTATTGAAACAGAACTAAATTATAAAATGAAGGGCAACGTGGTGTTTAAGGGGTATATTGACCTCGTAATCCACGATACAGTTAGAGACAAGTATATCATCTACGATATTAAGACTTCAACAAAAGGTTGGAATAAGTACCAGAAAAAAGACAAAAATAAGACAGACCAATTGTTACTTTATAAACAATTCTATTCTGCTCAAATGGATGTTCCGATTGAAAAGATAGATGTTGAGTTTTTTATTGTAAAACGTAAGTTATGGGAGAATGTGGACTTTCCACAAAAGAGAGTTCAGAAAGTAATACCTGCTTCTGGAAAACCAAGTATTAATCGAGTATTATTGAACTTAAATAAATTTTTAGAAGAATGTTTCGATGACAATGGAGAATACTTAAAAAATACTATTTATAGAAAAGAGCCTTCTCAAAAAAATTGTAGATATTGTGAGTTTAAAAACAAAAAAGAATTATGTGATAGGAAAAACTGATGCAGTTAGGTAAAGTTAGTTTAAGAATGAGATTAGAACATTTCTTAGATAAAGATGATAAAAGTGAAATTCTAAAAGCTTTAGAAAATTTGAATCTGAGTGGTACACATATGATTCAATTAATACTTTGGTTCGATGAGGAAAATACTGAAATTAATTTGAAAGATGCTATAGCTTCTATTGAAGATGGACACCATTGGAAAACTAAGATTGTATCTAAAAAGTCAATGAATCCAAATGATTTTGTTTGGTTTGATATGAGATGTCACAATGATAAAGATGTAATCCCATCCAATTGTAGATTTCAATATAATTATGGAGATACAAATCAGATAGTTAGTGGTATAAGTAAATTTTCTGATGCTATTACCTTTTTTAATAATCAACCACCTAAAGAAAAAAAGGTTGAAAGAAAACAGAAGAGGAATGATTTATGAGAATAGGAATTGTTGGTTCAAGAGATTATTCGAATAAAAGAAGAGTACAAGAGTTTATTTTCGGATTGAAACAAAAATTTGGTGATAACGTAGAAATAGTAAGTGGTGGACAAAAACAAGGAGCTGATGGATATGCTAAGAAATATGCATTAGAGTTTGATATGAAATATTCAGAATTTCCACCATCACATTATGCATATAATCAACATTGTGTACGACCACAATTTGAATATGGAAAACAATATGCAACATGGCACTACCACAAAAGAAACAAACAGATAGCTGAATATTCAGATAAAGTCGTAGCCTTTATACCAAAAGGTAAGATGTCAAGTGGAACTATGAGTACTATTAAAGAAGCTAAAAAAATTGGGAAGAAAGTAGTTATAGTTAACTAATTATATATACATATATATTATGGAGATTAAAATGGAAGACAAAGTTAAATTAACTTCTGTAAAACTATTAAATGACTTGTATAAATCATTTAAACAAGAAAGTTTAATGACAGAATTTACGTTACAAAAGTTAATTAATAGATGCTTACATAGATATGTTAATGATGAGGATTTTCGTAAAAGAATACACGAACATGAAAACCTACAAATATCTGGGAGTCAATTCTAATGATGCAGTTAAGAGAAGAAATTATTAGTGCACTTGTTCAGAAACTCGAAGGACAGATTGCATCACATAAAGTTAACATAGAAATTATGTTAGAAAACACAGTTGGTGTTGGTGAACATCCCAATATCATAGAAACTATTGAGAAAGAATTAGATAATTTGTCTCAATGTGAAGACAAGTTATCGGTTTTACAAAAAAACTTTGTAGATAAAAAAGATAATCCGATAATTAAAAGGGAATTATTGAACGATTAAATTTACTTAAAGAGGTTATATGTCAAAGAAGAAAATATTGTTATTATCAGATGATTTGAGAATGTCATCTGGGGTCGGAACGATGTCTCGTGAATTTGTAAGAGGTACATTGCATCATTATGATTGGGTTCAAGTTGGTGGAGCAATAAAACATCCAGAAGAAGGTAAAGTTGCCGACATATCAGAAGAGTATGGTAAAGATATGGGTGTTGATGACGCTTATTGTAAAGTGTATTCAGTAAGTGGTTATGGTAACCCTGATATAGTTAGACATTTGATGTCTACTGAAAAACCAGATGCAATCCTACACTATACAGACCCAAGATTTTGGAATTGGTTATATCAAATGGAACACGAGATACGACAAGAGATACCAATATTCTATTATAATATTTGGGATGATTTACCATATCCAAGATGGAATGAGAATTTTTATGAGTCTTGTGATTTGATTATGAATATATCTAAACAGACACATAATATTGTAGAAAACGTTTGTCAGAATAAACCAAGAACAGATACGGATAATACTTACATACCACATGGAATAAGTGAAGTAGAGTTCTTTCCAATGACAGATGAACAAAAAAATTCTGAAAAATACGTAACATTCAAAAATCAGTTGACGAGGGGTAAAGAGAAGGATTTTATTTTATTTTATAACGCTCGTAATATAAAACGTAAGATGGTTGGTGATATTATTTTAGCGTATAATAAATTTTGTGGTATGTTACCAGAAGAACAAGCTAATAAATGTTTATTATTAATGCACACAACACCTGTTGACCAACATGGTACATCTATACCTGCGGTAGTAAAGGAATTATGTACATATGGTGACGTAGCCTTTTCAGACCAAAAGATATCACCAGAAGCTATGAACTTTTTATATAATATGGCAGATTGTACTATATTGATTTCATCAAATGAGGGTTTTGGATTGTCTGGTGCAGAATCTATTATGTGTGGTACTCCAGTTATTTTAAATGTTACTGGTGGAATGCAAGACCAGTGTGGATTTAAGTTAGATGGTAAGTATCTTACATACAAAGATTATTCAGAAGTACATTCACTTCATGATTATCGTAAGTGGGAAAATAATGATAGATTAACTCATGGAGAGTGGGTAAAACCAGTTTGGCCAAGAACACGTTCTTTGATGGGTTCACCACCAACACCATATATTTTTGATGATAGATGTGATTGGTATGATGTTGCAGATAGAATTAAGGAATGGTATGATGTTGGTGCTGAAGAAAGAAAGAGATGTGGTAAGATTGGACACGAATGGGCGTGTAGTGATGATTCAATGATGAGTTCACGTGCTATGTCTCAAAATTTTATAGACCACATGGATACAATTATGAAATCGTGGACACCAAGAAAACGTTATAGTATTTATAAAGTATAGGAGTTATAATGAAACCATTAGTATTAGTTACAGCCCCAGTCGGAACAAGAAGTGGATATGGTGCACATAGTAGAGATATTGTACATTCTTTATTAGACTTAAATAAATTTGATGTAAAAATTATGCCAGTAAGGTGGGGTAATACTTCAATGAATGCATTGAATATGGAAGACCCACGAGATAAAAGAATTATTGATTGTATGATGGATGGTACACAATTACCAAAACAACCAGATATTCATATTCATATAGTTGTACCAAACGAGTTTAATCCAATTGGTAAACTTAATATAGGTATTACTGCTGGAATAGAAACTACTGGATGTGTTCCAGAGTGGATTCAAGGTTTAAATAAAATGGATATGGTTATCGTACCATCAGAGTTTTCAAAAGATATTTTTATGAGAACTATATTTGAATCTCAAAATGATAAAACTGGACAAAGGGGGCCTGACTTGAAGGTTGAAAAACCAATTGAAGTTTTATTCGAAGGAGCTGACTTAAATATCTATAAATCTACCGATTCTTTTAGTAAAAGTTTAGTAGAAGAATTTGATAAAGTAGAAGAGAAATTTAATTTTCTATATACTGGACATTGGTTACAAGGAAATCTTGGAGAAGATAGAAAAGATACTGGTATGTTGGTTAAGACATTTTTAGAAACATTTAAGAATGTAAAAAATCCACCAGGTCTTATAATGAAGACGAGTGGTGCTACATTTTCAATAATAGACAGAGAAGAAATTATTTCAAAAATTAAAGATATAAAATCTACTGTACAAGGTGAATTACCAAATGTTTATTTATTTCATGGTGATTTTAGTGATGAGGAAATGAATGGTTTATATAACCACCCTAAAGTTAAAGCTCACGTTTCATTAACACATGGTGAAGGATTTGGTAGACCATTGTTAGAAGCATCTCTTTCAGAAAAACCAGTTATTGCTCCAAATTGGAGTGGTCATGTTGATTTTCTACACAAAGATTTATCAATATTATTACCTGGTAGTTTGAGTGCTGTACCACAAGGTTCGTTTCCAAAAGAAATTCATCTAAAGGGTTGTCAATGGTTTACTACAAATTATCCTTACGCTAGTAGAGTTATGATGGATGTATTCAAGAATTACCCAAAGTATTTAATCAATGCTAAAAAACAATCAATTTTTAGTCAAGATTTTAGTCTTGATAATATGACAAAAAAACTTGGTGAAATTGTAGACAAGTATTATCAAGATATACCACAACAAGTTGATTTAAAATTACCAAAATTAAAGAAAGTTGCTGGTAACATAGAAACACCAAAAATTAATTTACCAAAATTAAAGAAGGCTTAATTATGGCAGAAATACAAATAAAATGTCCACATTGTTATTCTGAAGAAAAATGTTTTGAAGAAACAGTTGAGAGAAAAGATGAAGATGACTTTAAAAGTTATCTATGTTTTAATTGTGGTTATACATCAAACTCACTTTATTCAGAAGAATCGAAAGTAAAGAATCAACATTTAGAATCTACTGCACAAATAATAAGAGATTTGGAATTTTTTGATGAAGAACGAAAGATATATTGGTATCCATCAGTTATTAACATGGGGTCTAAAGGTATTATTTATCCTGAAGGAGATGTCGAAAATTGGTATTGGAGATACGCTGAAGTGATATTTATACCAGAGGAAGAAAGGAAAAATTATCCAGTTCCAGGTAAAGATGGTGAGTTCTATGAATCACGATTGGATACCGAAGGAGCTAAAAGATTTGGACAATTTGAATTTCTTGACGCTTGTAGAGCAATGGGAATAGTTAAAACTAACTTGGAGAAGTAAATTGGGATTAGCCGCGGCATATCGTACTAAGTTTCTAAAACAAGAATTGGTTAAGAAAAATCAAATTCGTAGAGGTATGATTTTATTGGGTAAATACAAATCTGCTAAAAGTGGTGAAGTTACAAATAAAGTTTCTTTAGTATTAGATTGGACGCCTTTTAGAGGAAATATAGCTCAAAGAAAATTGTATGTATTTGATTTGGATAACTTACAACCAAGTCTTTTAAAAAGATTAATAAAAAAGGTTGGTGGACTTGAATTTACAAGTTATGATGATTTTACTTATCATAGAGTTAAATTTGGTGAAGGTATAAGAGATGGTTCAATTACGTTCAATAAATACATTAGAGATTTTTTAACAGAAGTTGAAGGTGCGTGGAAAACATATACATTACGTAATTACAAACAAGTTAAAATATGTGATTATGATTATAGTGGAATGTTTACTGGAAAATCTTTACCACCAAGAATTACTATTGCAGATAGATTAGTTCAATTAGAAGATTTATTAGAAGTTAACTTTAATAAAGTTGGTAAGGCTGTAAGTTCTAATTTTAAAGGTCAAGAGAAAGTTACCTATGATGAAATAATACAAGCGTATGGAGAAATAGAACAAACACCCGCTACTATATCTGAACAAAAGTATTGGGAAAGAATGAGAGCTCAAGCTATGGTGGAATATAATAAGAAAAGAGAACAATTGTTAATGAGAAGAGCTAAAGGACAAGTAGTTTGAAAATTAGTTATGGTATCACAACTCATAATGAAGCTGATGAGTTAAATAGGTTATTAGAAATTCTTATTCATAAAACACAACCCGAAGATGAGATAGTTATTTGTGTTGATGGAGAAGATGATGGAGTTAGGTTTGTATTAGATAGTTGGACTGCACAATATGGACACGATGGTATGAAAGTTATTAAAGTTTATCAGAGAAAACTTGAAGGTGATTTTGCAGCCCAAAAGAATTCGGTAATAGAGAATTGTAGTGGAGATTATATTTTTCATATTGATTGTGATGAGTACCCGAATGAAATATTATTAGAGCAACTTAAACCGATATTAGAAATGAATGATGCTGATTTAATATATGTGCCAAGAGTGAATACAGTTGATGGAATAACAGAACAACACATAAAACAATGGGGTTGGAAAGTAACTGCACCATTTGAACTTTATAATGAAAAAGTTATGGATACTGAAAGTGAAGAATATAAACTTTTGAAAAAAATGGACTTAATTGTTGAAGAAGAAATATTGTAAATATGAGTGTGTAGCCCGATTTGGTAAGGGGGCGGACTGTAAATCCGTTTAACCATCAAGTAGGTTCGAATCCTACCACACTCACTTAATAAAGGAATAAATAAATGCAAACATTTTTACCACATGAATCATTTGAAAAAACAGCTTATGAAAGTCAAAGTAAAATATAAAGTTCCAATAATTAACTCACCCGACTATCAAGCGAGAGTTTTTCGTAATGATGAAAAGATAAGATGGGTAAGACCAGTTCATGAGTATATTGGTGGTTGTAAAACATATACACATTTACCACCAATGGAAGAATTAAGTTTATATCATCCAAAGACTATAAAGAAACAAGAAGAACAAAATAGCTTTTATAGTGAATTACAACACACTTTTAGATAAATTAAAAAAATTTAGTAAAATAATTGTAACTGGTCCACAAAGGTCTGGTACTACATATATGAGTTATATATTGAGTAAAGATTTACATTACGAACATATAGATGAAGTCGAATATAGAAGTGGTACTAAACCATCAACACAACTTTTTATGGAAAGATTGAATAAAAAAAATATGGTTATACAAGCTCCAACACAAACACATATTTTACATAAATTAGAAAATGATTCGGATATGATTATTTTATGGATGAATAGAAGTGACGAAGATATTATTAAATCGGAAGACAGAATTGGTTGGCATAAAAAGTGTTTTAAAACGGAAGAGTTACCAAAATATTTAAAATTATGTGAATCTGATTTTAATGAATATTACGAAAAGTTTTTAAGTTTTAAACGAAATTCCCATTTAAAGAAATTTGTTTGGAATAATTTACAAAAACAAATTATGAAAAATACTTTTGTAGAAGTTGAATATGATATTTTAGAACAAACTAAAGAATTTATTCCCAAATCAAAAAGAATAAATTTTGGGTCAAAGCAAATTAAATGAAAATAAGAATTATAATACCAACACTTTTTCATGACAAACCATCCGTTTATGAAGAAAAATTTGGTGCGTTGAAAGAACAATTATCTAACTATGATTATGATATAGTAATGATTTGTAATTACAAAAAAAATGAAAAAAAATTTTGGGATTGGGATTTTAATGGAGTAATAAAAAAGTATTCTGAAGATGAATTTAATATTGGTAAAGCTGTAAATATTGGTTTAGATTTGAGAAGTAAAGCCGATTACTATTGTTTTTTTTCCGATGATATAGTGATTAAAGAAGATAATTGGGTAAAAAAGTTTATTGATTTATATAATATGAAAGATTTAAATGTTGGTTTAATTGGAATAAAAGGTCATACCAAATCTATTATTAAAAAAATGGGTGACATTGAACAACATGGCCATGTGGATGGTTTGATGTTTTTTAGTAAAGAAAGACTTAAAGAAGTAGGTAGGTATAGTGAAGAGTATCATTATGATTGTGAATGTCAAGATTATTGTTTAACTATGATGTTGCATGGTTATAATAATTATTTAGTTAAGTTAAATTACGAACATTTTAAAAGTTCTCCAATAATTAAAAAACCAGAACAAAGTAGAAGTATATCAAGAAAAAAATTAGAAAAAAAATGGAAGAACCTTCAAAAAAAACACGAAGATAAAAATTTAGTAGTACATGGTAGTAGTTAATGAGAAATTTAATTTATATAGTTACAATAGACCATTCAAGTTCTAAATACAAAAATAGTGATTATAGTCAATATTGTTTGAACACTTGGAAGTATTGGTGTGATATGAATGATGTAGATTTACAAGTTATTACTAAACACGATGAGAGATTTGGTAAACCTATTTGGAATAAAGAATTAATCTATGAGAGAGCTGAAGGTTATGATAAAATAGGAGTTGTAGATTCAGACACAATGGTGAAGTGGGATTCACCTAATCCATTTGATTTATTTGATGAAGAGTTTTGTGGTGTTAACGATATAGCTAATATGAAGTGGATGGACGATAGTATTAAAGCGTATGGGAAGTTCTTTCCAGATTTAGAAATTGATTATTATCAGTACATTAACGCAGGTGTCCTATTTTTTCATAAAAAACATTTACACATATTCAAAGAGATATTGGATTTCTATTTTGACAATCAAGAAGAACTTGACAATTGGAATAAGGGTGGTGGTAAAGAACAAACTATTCTTAATTATCATTTGGTAAAGAATAATATAAAACCTAAGTTGATACCACCATCTTGGAATTTATTTGCAATACATAAAAAAGAAATGTTCCAAGGTAATTGGCAAATACAAGAAGACCCAACACCATTTTTTATAAAGTATGGTAACATATGGCACTTTACTGGTATAAGTTTACAAGATAGGATAGATTTGATGAGAATAACTTGGGAAAGATTTAGGGGTAAATATGTCTACTAATATTGTATTTACAGTTAATATAAAGAATCCAGATAAACCAAATAGGTCAACACCATATGATTTGTCAGTTAAGAGTTGGAAAGATTGGGCATCAAAAAATGATTGTGAAGTTTTTGTATTAGACCAATGGATTTATGAAGAGATGAATCCAAATTGGCACAAGTTACTTGTTTTTGATTTGTTAGAGAGTAGTGATATTGAGTATGACCAAATTTTAATAGTTGATTCTGATACCCTAATACATCCAGATGCACCAAATGTATTTGAGACAACAGATAACAAATTTTGTGCCGTACATAATGATGGTAGTTACGATTGGGTATGTAGAAGTATGGAAACATATTCTAAATATGTATTTAAAGATTATATGTTCGATGTGTGGGAATATTTTAATTCTGGGTTTATGATTGTTAATGGTAAACACAAAGATTTATTTAGAGATATACGAAACTTTTATCTAACAAATTCAAATTTATTAAAACAAATACAAGAAAATTTTGGTGTTGGTACAGACCAACCAATTATTAATTTCTTTGTACAAAAAAATAATGTGGATTTAAAATTATTGCCATACAAATGGAATATGCAGGATATGTTTAGGAAAGAGATACTTACACCAGATTTTTTATTTACTAAACTTGGGTGGGTGTATCATTATAACGCTATACCTGAAAATCAAGATTCAAGTAAGACATTATACTGGATGAACAAAACTTATGAGTGGTTACAACAAAATGATTAATATACAATTTATAGTAGTTGGGTGGCATTATAGTTATCCAGAATGGATAGCGGGATTAATAGAATTAAACAAATCTAATGAAAATTTAGATGTATTTTGGTCTTGTCACAGAGAACCACCTGAGGTTGTAAAACAAAATTTTAATTGGAAGTTATTTGAGAACGTAGGACTCGAAGAAGGAGCTTATACACAAGCTTTAGAATACTTGGATGTAGATGATGATACTATTTTATTCTTGGTTCACGATGATTTAATAATTAAAGATTGGAATTTTATTAATGTATCTATAGAGGCGTTAAATACTCATGGTTTGAAAGTTCTTGGTAATGGAGTTAACTACCCAACTGTGTTTGACCCAGAAAAAATCGAACGGGATAAGAAAAATATTGAGTGGGTTTCTGCAGATTGGAGATACTTATTTACAGAACCTATTATGTGTAAAACTATTAGGTCAAGTTATTTGGTTATTAAATGGAAAGATTTAAAAAGTGTGGGTGGTTTTAATCCAATATGGTTGAGTCCAGATTTAGATGAAGATGGTAATGCAATAAATTATGGTGGTATTGGAAATTTAGGGCAAACTATTGTTGGTTATAAATTCACAAAAATATTTGGAGAAAATAAAATAGGTTATTTAAGTAAGGATTATCTCAATTCACCATATATCTATGAATGTGCACGAGGAGAGATAACAAAGGAGTTTACAGGTTATGAATAAACCAAAAGAAATGATTCCATTATTCAAAGTAAGTATGGCAGAAACCATACCAGACAAGGTGTCTAAAATATTGATGTCTGGTTATATTGGACAAGGACCAGTTGTTGATGAATTTGAGGAATTATTAAAATTATATTTTGGACAAGATTGGTTGGTAACAACTAACGCGGCCACATCTGCTGAACATTTAGCTCTACATATGTTGAAAAAACCAACAAAGGTAATGGAGATGAATCATACTGGAGATGGAGCAGTATCACACGATTGGGATGGTATCAAAGATGGTGAAGAAGTTTTATGTACACCACTAACTTGTACCGCTACAAATTGGCCAGTATTAGCTAACAATTTGAATATTAAGTGGGTTGATGTAGACCCAAAAACATTGAACATGGACTTGGATGATTTAGCAAGAAAGATAACTAAAAATACTAAAATAATTTATCTTGTACATTGGGGTGGTTATCCTATTGATTTGGATAAGGTAAAGGAAATTCAAGATAGAACAAAACAGATGTTTGGATTTAGACCTATGGTTATAGAAGATTGTGCACACTCAATAGGTTCTTTTTGGAAAGGTCAACCACTTGGGAATCATGGAAATATATGTACATTCAGTTTACAAGCTATAAAACACGTTACAGCTGTAGATGGTGGTATTCTAACATTACCTAATCAAGATTTATATCATAGAGCTAAATTACTTAGATGGTATGGTATTGACAGAGATACTAACAAGAAAGATTTTAGATGTGAAGCTGATGTATCCGAGTGGGGATTTAAATTTCATATGAATGATGTTAATGCTTGTGTTGGTATGGAAAATTTTAAAAACCTTGGTAATATAATTGATAGACACGTTGGGAATGCAGAATATTATAATAAAGAATTAAATAAGGTAGCTGGTGTGACATTAACACAACAAGATATGAGATATAGAAAAAGTTCTTATTGGATTTATTCTATGTTGGTTGACAATAAACAACAATTCATGGATAAGATGAAAGAGTGTAACATTATGGTTAGTCAAGTACACGAGAGAAATGATATACATAGTTGTGTTTCAGAGTATAAAGCACATCTTCCAAATTTAGATAAAATTCAAAAACAATTAATTTGTATTCCAAATGGATGGTGGGTTACAGATGAACAAAGAGAATACATAGTTGATTGTATTAAAGAGGGTTGGTAATGGTAGACTTAGAGTCATCAGTTAAAGAACAAGGTCAATGGGTTACTCAAATAATTCATTTTGTTGATGGTGTAAAAAGAACTATAGAAGGTGTAAATACACATACAATTAGACAAGGTGAGTTTACTAAATTTTTATTGAGAGATGGTAGTTATGTAATGGTTAATGATAGAAATGTTTTAATGATTGAAATTTTTAAGGAACAAGATGTATAAAGAACCAAAAGTTTATTCATCATATAGTGAAAACAATATAGGTCAGACTCTATATGATATTGTTATGAAGTTGAAACCAAAGAAGATTATTGAAATTGGTGTATTGGAAGGTTATTCAACTATTTGTATGGCTCAAGCTCTAAAGGATTTGGGTGAAGGTGGTAAAATTCATGCACACGATTTATTCGATGAGTATGAATACAGAAATTGTACGATGTCAGAAGTTTGGGATAATGTTAACAAGTATGATGTACAAGATTATGTACACTTAAAACAGAAGAGTTTTGATAGATGGTTAAATAATATGGAAGACTTTGATTTGATGCATATAGACATTTCAAATAATGGTGATGTTATAAAAAAGTTATATGATAGACTCACACAAAATAAATCTATTAAAACTGGTCCGATTTTTTTTGAAGGTGGTACACAAGAACGTGATAAAGTAGATTGGATGATTGAGTATAATAAGAATGGAATGTATCCACTTAAAGATGAATTGTCTTATGATATAGTTGATTCGAGATTCCCAGGGTTATCAGTATTATGATTTTAAAATATTCGTATGCAATAGGTTGTTTAGTTCAATGGTATGAGGTAGACATTTTAGAAGAGTATGTCGAAAGTGTAAATAATGCTTTAGGACAATTAGAAAACCCAGAGAATGTTATTGTTGACTTTAATGTCAATATGAATCAAGACTTAGAAAAATGTGAAGACGATACAAAATTGAAAGAGATAGAAAATAAATTAAAAAAGCTCTTGGATAATAGGTTTTTTAATGTTAAATTTACATATGAAAAAATATATACTATAGCAGATTATCGTAGGGATTTCAACAATAATTATTGTGATGTTGTTGACGTTCTAATGTGGGGTGAAACTGATTCATTAATCCCAAGACAAACTTTTATGGTGTTGGATGGTATACATCACCAAGCTAAAGAAAAGACACCAAAGTATGTTCTTACATTTGGTATTTGTAAAATGTGGGATGATTCTTGGAAAGTAATAGAACACAATGAGTTTACAGATAAACCATTTATAGAGAATGATTATGATAATTGGTGGAGTCTAAAATATACAATGAACATAGATGAAATGAATAAATTTAACGACAAGGTAACAGAGTTGGATGTTCAAGTTTTTGATAGATTTAAATTCAATGGTTGTGGTCTTGTATTTTCATCTGAAGTGGTTAGGTCTGGAGCTAATATTCCAAAGTCTGTTTTCTTTGTACACGAAGACACTTCTTTTATGTTGTCAATGCAAAAAATGTTTGGGAATACCATTCCACAATTTATAGTAAAAAATATTTTGATTGTACATAATAGAAATCATCCAAAGAAAAGAATGTATGTAAAAGGTGAATCTGGACAAACGATGAATTTAAAAAGAAGAAGTAATGATTGGTATGTTAAAGCTAATAAATACTCAGAACATAATTGTTACAATTGGGATAAACAAGTAAAGTCTTATAAGTGGAGAGATGTTTTTAATGATTAGAGAATTTGATAATGAAGTATTGTTAGCTGGTATACCAGATAAGGCAGATTGGAGAACTACTACTTCACATAAATTTAAGATAGATTTAATTGAGTTTTTTTCTGATGAAAAATATGGTGACGAAACGGCGTTAGAGATTGGTACACATATGGGTCATACAACTTATGTTCTAAGTCATTTATTTGATAATGTTATTACCATTAATAAAAATCCAATAGACGAGAATTATTTCTGTGTTGGTGTAGATAATATACAATATCTTGTAATGGACTCTTATAGACCACAAGGATGGCCACATTGGGATTGGAGAAAAGTATCTGTTGTTCTAATTGATGCAGGTCACGTTTATGATGCTGTAAAAATGGACATACAAAATGCATTAAAGTTACCAAAGAAAAATAAATTTTTAATTTTTGATGATTTTGGTAAAGAAAATAATGGGGTTAATCAAGCTGTTGAAGAAATGGTATGGTTGGGTCACATGGATATTGTAGCTTATATAGGTCATGAAAAAGGTGATGTTCTAAAAACAGAAGGTCAACAAGATTTAGTATTTACAGATTATGAAGGAGTAATATGTCAGACAAAATAATAATTGGTGTTGATGTAGATGGGGTTTTAAGAGATTTCTCTAATGATTTAATGCACGTAGTTATGAGAGATTATCCACAATATTTAATACCTGGACAAGATGTGATAGATGATTGGAGACTTGAAAAATGTTTTAATTGTAGTAAAGAGAAATTACAATCTATCTATTGGGATACCAATGTTGATGAAATTATGGGTAATGGTAGTAAGATACCTGGTTCAGAATTACAGATAACAGAATTATTGGATTTTGCTAATCAACACGAAGATTTGGTTGAATTTTGGGTAGTGACTTCTCAAAAGAAACACGCTTTTCACTACACTTTAAAGTGGTTAGGACAACAAGGTTACAATTTTAAACGAGTTGTATTTGAACGTGGTAGAGAAAAATGGAAAGTTGGTGTTGATTGGTTGATAGATGACTCACCATCAAATTGGGAAGCTTGGAAAGAAGGTCGTGGTGACGATAAGAATTATATCTTAATGGACGCCGAACATAATCAACATATAAAACCAACATTCAGAATAAAAGAACTATTAGAAATTTACGATATAGTGAGAATATAATGATTAATATATTAATAACAGATGCTGGTGGGGCCGCTGCAGTTGGTGTTTTAAAGTCTTTAAAAAATAGAGATGATGTTAAAGTTATAGCTTGTGATGCTAATCCGTTATCAACTGGACTATATTTAGCAGATAGGAATTATACAATACCTACGATATATGATATTAACTTTGTAGAGGTAGTGTTTAATATTTTAAAGAAAGAAAAAATAGATGTTGTCTTCCCAACTGGTGGCCACGATTTACTTTGGTGGTCTGAAAATAGAGATACGTTTAAAGATATGGGTGTAACATTAATGATGTCGGATTATAAATCTATTCAGAAGTGTGTTGATAAATTATTGTTCTATGAAACTTGTAAAGATAATTTTCCATTACCAAAAACTTATGATACATATCCAAATAGCAGTCGTATATTATTTATGAAACCAGTTCATGGTAAGGGTAGTGTTGGAGCTAAACTGGTACAAGGGTACAAGGATGTTCCTGATGACCAACCATATCTATTTCAAGAAAATCTACCAGGTACTGAATGGACTATAGATGCGTTATGTGATATGGATGGAAATCCATTATCAGTTATACCGAGGAAACGTTTAGAAATAAAAGCTGGAATATCAACCAAGGGTGTAATAGAATTGAACAAACAAATTATAGCAGAGTGTGAGGATATGTGTAGATTTTTAAATCTCAAAGGCCCTATCTGTCTTCAGATGAAAGAGGATAAAACTGGTAATCCAAAGTTTATAGAGATTAATCCAAGATTTGGCGGGTCTACAATATTCGCTACACACGCTGGTGTTAACTTCCCAAGTCTACTATTAGATATGTACTTAGGTAAAGATATTTCAATAGATACTCCAAAGGAATACACTATATTAAGGTATTACGAAGAGATGGTGATATGATGTGGGATATGAAATTTGGATTAAACTCATATAAATTTTTAAATTGTGATAGAGTACTATGTTTATCTGCACACCCAGATGATGCCGAATATGGTATGTTGGGTTCGTGGATAAAACATGGTGATACATTTTTTGATGTAGTTGTTTTATCAAATGGTGGTGATTTCGATGATTCTTCTGGAAATAGTAGACTTAAAGAGTGTGAAAATATTTGGGATAAGTTCAGTAATGTTAAAGGTCAGTTTGCAGATTGTGGTTATTTGAAAGATAAACCAGAAGACTATTGGGTAAATTATATTGAGACAAATTTTAATGTCGTACACTATGATGCTATATTATCGTTACCAAAGAGAGACTCACACTTTGAACATAGAATGGTTAACAACATATCTTATGCTTTATTGAGAGGAGTTAACGCTGGACTTGTAACTTATAGAACACCATCAACATTAGAAGAGTGGATTCCTAATTTTTATGTAGAAGTTGATGAGTTGTTATTGGATGAAAAAATAAGAGTATTGAAAGAAAACTTTGAGTCTCAAAAAGATAAGTTGTATTTTCAAGAGAAAAGTATCAAGGATTTTCACACAAATTATTTATGTTCAAAAGTTGGTGTTGATTATGTAGAACAATTTAAGGTTGAAAGACTTTATGGTTAAGTTAGAATATTTTAAAGATACTATTGGAGTTTATGAAAATTCTTTACCAAAACGTATGTGTAATGAAATCATCGAAGAGTTTGAGAAAAAAAAGGATTTACATTATAGGGGATTTAGTTTAGGTAAACCAGATGGTAAACAAGATAGAGAATTTTTTGATGATGTTAAAAATACAAATGAAATGAGAATTAGTAATCAACAAATAGAAAAATTTGATGATTGGTGTGAAACTTTCGAAGATGTATCGTTAGATAATGTATTAGATTTACTTGGAAAATTTGGTTATCATGATAGGTTTGAACCAAATAGTGTATTGAGTTATGGTGAAGTATTTTGGCCATTATGGAAATTAAATTCGTATGAAAAGAATAAAGGACACTATAATGCTTTTCATACCGAACAACCATATTCAAAAGGTAGTTGTGATAGATTGTTTGTCACTATATTTTATTTGAATGATGTCGAAGAAGGTGGTGAGACTTGTTTCCCATATTCAGATATTGAAATTAAACCTAAAGCTGGAACATCAGTTGTGTGGCCTGCTGGGTGGCCTTGGGTTCATAGAGCTAATAAACCAGTATCCAATAAAAAATATATAATAACAAGTTGGATGTGTGCTAATTGGGGTAAGGAATTGCCATGGTAAAGGTTTGGACTAATGGGTGTTTTGATTTATTACACCGAGGTCATGTAGAATTATTTAACTATGCTAAATCAGTTGGACATTGGTTAAGAGTTGGTTTGGATAGTGATGAAATGGTTAGAAAAGCTAAAGGTGTTGGTAGACCATTAAACACTTTAGAAGATAGAAAGTTTTTAGTAAACTCAATAGAAGTTGTTGACGAGGTATGTGGGTTTAATTCACATAGTGAACTGATAGAATTGTTAAAAGACTACAAACCAGATATTATGATTGTAGGTGGTGATTGGGAAGGTAAATCAATAGTTGGTGGAGTTTACACAAAAGAAATAAAATATTTTAAAAGGATTGAAGAATATTCAACTTCAAAATTAATAGATGCGTAAACCACAAGTAACAAATGGATGTTGTGTTCCTAAAGGTTGGGGAGAAGAAATTATCATAGAGAATAATGAAATGTATTGTGGTAAGGTTCTTATTTTTAATCAAGGTTGTAAGTTCTCAATGCATTATCATATGATTAAAGATGAAACTTGGTATGTAGAGTATGGAGAATTTTTATATAGATGGATAGATACAGAAACGGCTGATATAAACGAAGAAAAATTAGTAGAGGGTGATGTAGTAAGACAAAGACCAGGACAACCACACCAATTAGAAGCATTATCTAATGGTAGAATATTTGAAGTATCAACTCATCACGAAGATTCAGATTCGTATAGAGTTGCAAAAGGAGATAGTCAGAAATGAAAATAGGATTTTTTACAGAAGCTGGTTACCAAGGTGGTGTACCAAGAAATCATCCAAATATGAGAACGGATGTAGCGTGGGTTTGTGCTTTAGGGGCTCAACATCATCCATTGGAGACAATACAAACTGTACCAAAAGATAGTTACGATGTTGGTGTTGTTATAATACCAAAGAACAAAAATCACTTGGTTAAATTTCCAATTGTTGAAGAAATAAAACGAGTTTGTAAAAAAGTATGTGTGATGCAAGAAAGTACTTATTGGTATTGGCAAGATGACCAAATAGGTGAACAAATTTGGTACTATAATAATTTAATGGAGTCGGATTTAATATTGTGTCATAATGATGATGATTTGAATTATTATCGTGGGATGACTAACAAAAGATGTGAATTACTACCAAGTTTAATGATTACTGATAATTTGGGTGGTAATGATTCAATACTACCCTGTGGTGGTGGAAATAAAGAAGGTGTAATTATTGGTGGTAACTTTGTTAGTATTTATAGAGGATTTGATTCTTATGTTGTAGCGGAACAATTTGGACTACCAGTTTATGCTCCAACTACTGGTCGAATGAAACCAGAAGAGAGGGGATTAAACATTAATCATTTGGAATGGATGCAGTGGTATCAATGGATACACGTGATAAGTAAATTTTACGCCGGAGTTCAATTGGGAACGGCGGCCGCAGGAACATTTAACTTGAATTTATCGTTTCATGGAATACCCTGTATAGGTTATGAAAGTTTAAATACACAAGCTGTATTGCATCCAGAGACTACTGTTAAAGATGGACACGTAGATAAAGCTCGTGAATTAGCTGATAGACTTGCTGATGATATAGCATTTTATGAAAAATGTTCTCGTGATACAAGAAGACTATATGAACAACATTATTCAGAAGAAGTTTTTGTTAAAAAGATGATGGGGGTATTTGAATCATTATGAAACCAATAACATTTGTTATACCAAGTAGGAATAATCTTGACCTACTAAAATTATGTTACAAGTCTATTAAAGATTTGGGTAATGACCATCACATACTTGTACTAAATGATGCAAGTGTAGATGGTACATATGAGTGGTTAGAAACATTGGATGATGAAAATCTTCACGTCTATACAAATTCTGGACCAGATAGAGTTGGTATCGTTGGGATGTTTGATAAGGGGATTGAAATGGCATCAACAGACATTATATTCGCGTTTCATGCTGATATGTACGCTTGTCCTAATATGGATGTAGAAGTTCTAAAACATTTAGAACGAGGTAAAGTTGTATCTGCTACTCGTATTGAACCACCACTACATCCTGATGGGCCAGAAAAGATATTAATGGATTTCGGTATAGAACCTGAAGAGTTTGATGAACA